ATATCTCTCTGTCAAACAGAATGCCACATACAAGGTCACATCCTCTAAAACAGGATATACCTTCACATCCGAGCCCGAAGTCTCCTGTACCGATCTGACGACCGAAGCATCCATCTCATGTTATGTTCCCGGAACCGTCACGGTCACAGTCACCGACGAGAAGACGTCTGTCGTGGGTAGGGCAGTCACTGCAACCGCAAGTGGACAGACAACCCAGACAAAGACCATCTCCTCGGGCAATAGCGTTACATTCTCCCTGCCCGCAGGAACATGGACGTTCAAATCTGATTATCCGAGCGGAGCTACAGGTTCTACTTCATTTACGCAGGTCGTGGAGAACAATGGGACATACTCGGGAACGATCAGTATTGTTTACAATATCGTCTACGGAGTTCGTATCGCAGTCGGCACCAGTGGCCCCAAAGCAAGGGTCTCTTACCCCTCCACCATCTTCAGCCAGACCAATGCGGCAGCCAGCTTTGCGAAGGGAACAGGTCCGAATAACCTAGGAGGATGGGCAGGGTGTGCATTGATCTCCGGAATCAAGAGGCAGACCGTTTCCTCATCCAAGGTCAATCCTTCCGAGTCGGATTTCACGGATGTCGCTGACAAGCGTTCCGCAGTCGCAGGGTCCTCGTCCACTGATGTCGTCACATACTTCCCCACATGGTGGGTCAAGATGACCAATGACGGAACCAACATCGATTTCGCCTTCTCCATGGAACAGATCGATGACACATGGAAGGATTACGCAGGTTCCGTGGGAACCAACAGGGTCGGTCACTTCAGACTCGGTTGCTTCTGCTCACCTGTGTCCAGTGCGGTCAAGAGCTACGGTGGTACGAAGTCTGCTACGATCTCTCTGACCAATGCCATCACCTACACCCAGACCAACCGTGGTGCCGGATTCGACCTGATGACATGGTATCAGTGGACATACATTGCCATGTTGATGACTGCCATCTTCGGTACCACAGACCTTCAGAGTGTTCTCGGAAACGGTGTTTCCAGTGGTTCCCAGTCTTCTCAGACCGCACTTTCATTCTCCAATGACTATGGAATGTATGGGTCCACTTCCGATAAGACCTCTCAGATGGCCTTCTTCTGGCTCCAGAACATCTATGGGGATTACTGGCAGTGGGTTGGAGGGGCACATACCAACTCCAACAGACAGCTGGAAACAAACACAGGATACTCTAGTACTTCATCTTGGGATAAGACCGGACTCAGCACTACACTTAGTTCCAGCCTAAACGGTGCCATTGATAGGGTGGTTGGAACCACAGATGCTGGATTCTTCCCCGCTTCAACCGCCGGATCGTACACCACGTACTTCGCCGACTCTGGCGGTGTCGGTTCGTCGTGTTTCCCGGTTGTCGGAGGCCGCTATAACGACGGCACTTATTGTGGTGCGTTCTGTGCTCGCTTCGACAGCAACACGTCGTACACGGATGCGGTCCGCCTCTCATACAGGCTCTAAGGTACCGCAAACGTGGGCGCAGAGAGCCGGAGGCGAGCGAGCAAAACAGGGGCGAAAGCCCCGCCTTCCATACCTTGATATATTCCTTTTCCATACACTATTTTGTCGGGCACAAGATGTCCGATAGGCGATGTGGTAGACCGTGCATGGGCTTCGTGTAGGGGTTGTTTGGGGTTGTTGCGCCGACAATGGCAATGTCAATTCGTCGAATTTCCCGAATGTCGGAGGCAACTATAACAACGACACTAATTGTGGTCCGTTCTATGCTAACTTCAACAACAACACGTCGAACACGAATGCGGTCCGCCTCTCATTACATCACGCTCCACCCTTATCGGTGGGGAAAAGAGTCCACATAGCCTCAGCCCTTGCTGAAAAACCACGGCCGTATCCAACCGGCAAATGCGTCATCAGGTTCGTCTCTGGTACCCTCTGAGAAGGGCGTGGGAACGAGACGCAGACGCACAGATTGAGAGGGAATAGGAGATAATTTTGAAAAGAGTCAAGTATTTGGAAGATGGTCGTACTATCTATGAGCACATATGTGACGAAGACAACATCCTCGAAGCCATAAAGGATGCCTGTAAGGACCACCATAAGGATCCGCAGGTCATCATGATGAAGGAGAATCCTGAAAAATACGTCGAACAGATCAGGGAGATCCTCGTTTCCAAATCATTTCATTATTCCAAGTTCCGAACGTGTGATATTGTTGAAAGAGGAAAACGCAGACATCTCTGTTTCACGATAACATATCCTGATAGAGTCATCCAGCATGCGGTTCTCCGTATCGTCGGCCCCATCCTTCTGGGAACCAGTATAAAATCCACATATGCGGCCCAGGAGGGTAAGGGAACCCACCTATGTTCGGTTGATGTCCGTAAAGCTATCAGGAACGACCCTGAAGGCACTAAATACTACTTGAAAACCGATATCAGGAAGTATTTTGACAGCATAACCAGGGATATCCTATGGAATTTCATCAAACGCAAGATAAAATGCAAGGATACTTTGGAAATTCTGCACAGATTGATTTTCGAGGTTCCCGGAAGGATCGGTCTTGCGATAGGATTGTACATCAGTCAGATCCTCAGCACCTATTTCCTGTCTTCATTCGACCATTGGGTCAAAGAAGTGCTTCATATCAAGCATTATTTCCGTTATATGGACGATTGCGTGTTCTTCTCTGATTCAAAGGAAACTTTGCACAGGGTCCGCAAGATCGTGGAGGCTAAGCTGAAGGATGAATTCGGGTTGAAACTAAAGAAGAACTGGCGTATAGCCCCGATCGTTTATGGATTGGATTTTGTAGGATTCGTCCATTTCCCTACATATACCAAGATACGTAAGAGTGTCAAAATAGCTTATAAAAGGGTGGCGAATGCGATCATCAAACGTCTGAAAGAACACAGGCCCGTGGATAAACACATTATGGGTGCATTGAATTCATACGATGGCATGGTGAAGTGGAGCGATGGGGCACGCTTAAGATATTTAAACATGGGACGTGTTGACATAGCATTGGAATTCGGAGTTGAAGCGATATGAAGTTCAACGGAATTGTCAGGGGTACGCAGGCGACCAAGCCCGCCTGCATCGAGATCAACGGTGATACCGTCTACATCCGCGGCGACATCACCCGCAAAAGCGAGAAGAGAGATGATAGAATAGAGGAGTTCTGGGAGTACACCGAGAACATCTTCACCAAGACCGAGTTCGAAGCCATTCAGGCATCTGCACCCAACTCATCCATCCCCGATGACGCATGGAACGATGGTCTCCAGACCATGATGCGCACCATCCTGTACGAGAAGATCGATGGAGACAGAGCGAAAGCGGAGAGGAACATCCGTCTGGGTATAGATGTCGAGGCCAACACCGCCAAGAGGGATGCCATCGACGCATATTGCAGGAAAATCGAGCTGACCAAGAATGCATCCGGGTACCCTAGGAACGTTCCCGAGTATCCCGAAGCGGATTATTGAAACCCAGACGGGCAACCGTCGCCTCTTTTTTCATTTTTGATGTTATGGATAATCCATAACTGTCCGTACACCAGTCGAACATATTCGTAGAAAACTTTAACACGACTTATTACGATGCACATTTCATGTCCAATGAATCGGAGACATCAGACAGGTGCCCGATCTGCAAGAAGGACCTGAGCAATTATACCTGGGAACACAAGAGGAAGCACGTTTCCAGATGCACCCGTTCAAAACCATCATACATCTATTCCGACAAGGCTGTCGGACGTCCACCCAAGAAGAAGAAGGTTGACAACAAGGGATGAGGGGCAGGGCGCCCCTCTTGATTCAAGGTTTCTGGTTGAGGTCAGGGATGACCTGAGCGACGTTCTCGGCGGCTGCGTCGATGTCCTCTTTGGCATCCTTGATGGCCTCGGAGGTCTCGACTGCATACTTGCCTGCCTGGACGATGAACTCCCTGACGCCGAGGTGCAGGAGCCTCATCAGGATGACGACGAAGAATGCGGATGCGACGGCGGAGACACCGATGAAGGTGTACAGTCCTGCTCCGATGAAGATCGCGTCGATGATCGCAGGTGTTGCGTACATTCCGATTGCGGAACCGCATATGAATGCGACGGCGGTGCAGAGGTCGTATCTCCTGTCGTAGGGCAGGTCGTTGGTTGAAGCTATCGTGCCTTTGGCGGCCTTGTTCTCGGCCGCTTTGTTATGGTCGTATGCCCTGAGTGTGATGGCCGCCATGAAGCCCAGCACGATGCTGGCGACGAGCATGTAGACCAGATACGCATCGGGGATGGCGTAGTTTGTGAGATCTATCATCATTGAATTCACCTTGTATTGTATCATGAATATGCAGAGGAGGGCCCCCATCCCGATCCTCATAAGCATCATGAGGGGGGACAGGAGGGGGACCCTGAATCCTCTGTCGGTCATGTTTACTTCTTCACCCTCGTGATCTTGACACTGGTCAGGGCGTCCTTGAGTCCGAACATGTTGGTCGCAACAGCGTAGATGAGTGCGATGATGACGACCGCGATGATGACAGCGACGCACTGTCCGGTGGTGGTCTCGAAGAATCCGGGTCCTGCAGGGGGGTCGGCCTCCTTGTAGACGGCGACGAAGGTGATGTCCTCGGTGATGTCGTAGCTCATGGGGCTGACGTACTGGGACTCTCCCTTGACGACCCATCCCTGGAAGACCTTGCCCTCGATATTGGTGTCGGGCAGGACCATGGAGTCGGAGCGCTGGGTGACAGGAGCCTTGCCGTCGATCTCGAAGGTGACGGTGTAGACTGTCACGGGGTCGGCGACGATGGCGACGATCTCGGTATCGGCGATGATCTTGGTTCCGAAGTTCCAGTCCCATCCCTTGTATCCCTCGGGAAGTCCCTTGGGCTCGATGGCGAGATCTCCGTACTTGACGGTCTCGGTTGTGAAGACGGTCTTGTCCTCTCCGTAGACGAAGGTCACGGTGAAGGTGACGGGGACGAACTTGGCGTACAGGGTGGTTCCCTCGGTGATCTTGAAGTCCTCGGTGGAGACGGAGTACTGTCCGAGGTCGGCGGAGTAGGTGAACACGGGCTCGCCTGCTGCGTTGTACCATCCCATGAAGAGATAGTTGGCCTTGGAAGGTGCCTTGGGGATGTCTCCGGAGGCGACCTGTCCGGTGATGATGATCCTGTCGCTGGTGGTCTCGAGGACGGATGCTCCCTCGACGAAGAAGGAGACCTCGAAGACAGGGGTGTAGACGATGTTGTACACGGCCTCCTTTTCGGCCACTCCGACGAGGTCGGAGTACTTGTAGGAATACATTCCCTCTCCAGACTCCCTGATCTGGAATCCCTCGAACTTGAATCCGGTCTTCTCGATGGCGACAGTCTCGTCCGCATCGGCGATGGTGAATTTCACACCGAGTGCAGTGAGTGCGGTGGAGACCTGCTCCTTGGAGATGGGGTCGACAACAGGTGTGGAGGATTCTGCAGAGGTTGTGGTTCCGAGGACAATCTTCTCAGACCTGTCACCATCGACGATGATGATGATCGCCTTGCCGTTTGCGACCTCGAAGACAGGGGTCAGGGTGGCATCTGCGGTGAAGGTTGCAGGGGAGCCTGCAGCGTATGCGGAGGCACCGGAGACCCAGTGCTTGAATTGGTACCCATCAGGGAGATCTGCATCGGGAAGTGCGGTAGCGAATGCTTTAACATTTGCGATGCTTCCTCCGGATGTCTTCTCCGAAGAGACCAGGCCGTCATAGGAGTACGTGATGGTGTACTCGACGACCTCTTCTCCGGCGGCATCGGACTCGTCTACTGCGAGCATGATACCGGCGAAGGCGGCAGCGAACATGATGGCTGCCATTGCAATCGAAATCTTAGTAGAGTTCACTATAATGACCTCGACTATAAAATGGCCTGATTTGTTTATAAGTTCGATAGGGTGTCTGGATAAGGGGTTTGTCAGACGGTCATTCGACCGCCCTCAGAGACGTCTGCTCTGCCTGTACGCCTTCTTCAGTCTGTACGCTCCCCGAGGAGTCAGAGCATACTTCAGGAGCTCCTTTTCGGGCTTCGGACGGCTTTTCCGTACCGTTCTCGTGGCTTGAGACGTATTCCCTGTTGACTGTGTCTCTGTATCCATCGTATGCCTCCTTGAATCTGGGGTCCTTCATGCAGAATTCCAGCAAAACGGTGTTTTTTGTGTCCGAAAGACGCTTTTTAGCCTCCAGAACAGCGGGATTATCCCTTACCTTTGATTCCATCACCAGGAAAAGGTCCTCACTGACCGATTTCGCGGGTTTTTCAAGGCTTTCGACCTTCTTCTTGAGCTCATCTATCTGTCCGAGCACCTCTCTCAGCGAGACGCCCTCCTGATTCAGCTGATCCACAAGCCTGTAGTTCTCATTTCTGCGGTTCAGATCGGCCATGGAGCTGTTCTGAGCCGGATTCTGACCGTTGATGGCGTTCAAGATGTTGGAATAGTCCATTTCCTACCACCTCTGTATGGTATCAGGGTGTCCGTGTATAAGGGTTCCCAAGGATTTCTGTGTTTCACCGTACTACAACATATAGTTTTATGTATACAACATAACCATTACATAGTATGAACCAAATCGTCCAGGTTTCCGCACAGCTTCCGTCCGCATACTATCCCGATGCCGACAGGATGTCCTTTTTGGCGTATCTGAAGGCCTCGGGGAGGCGTCCGACTACCGTCCAGACGTATGAGATGGCCCTCAGATCGATATATCGCACCATGGCGTCCGAGGGCGACATGATAGACCCCAGATTCATCACCCCGGACGATATCGTCCACCTCAGACAGGTCATGACCGTCTGCGACAGCTCCAAGAAGCTCTATCTCATCGTTCTGGGCAGGTTCTGCAAGTACTTCACCGGCAGGAACCCACGCGAAGATGCCGAGCTCCTATGGAACGATGATGACAGGAAGCGCAAGTTCATCACGCCCGAGCAGTATCACTACTTGAAGGCATCCGCCGACCCCGAGCAGGGCCTCATGCTCGCCCTCGGAGCCAACATGGGTCTGAGGAGGTGCGAGATCGCAGGCGTGAGGCTGTCCGACATCGACAACGGCTATCTTATCGTCCACGGCAAGGGACACGGGCCGGAGGGCAAGGTGTCGAGGCTGTTCATCCCGCCTGCAGTGCAGGATGCCATGCGCAGGTACATGCCCGTGAGGATGCAGATCGTCTCCAAGACGGGAAGTACGGACGACCACCTCCTCCTGAAGGACACGAAGCTTTACGCAGGTCATTGTCACGACTCCCGCTCCGTCGGAGACCGTCTCGGCGTGCTGGCGAGGAGATGCGGAGTGGATATGACACCGCACTCCCTGCGCAGATTGTACGCCACGGTCATGTACGACGGCGGCACCGACCTGAACACGCTGAGGCTCATGATGAGACATCAGGATATTTCCACGACCATGAAGTGCTACATCAACGTCTCCGCTTCCAGGATAGGTGATGCGGTGAGGGTGGTGTCATCCGTGCTCGGGTGACGTTGCAGGTTATAAACTTCCATATACTATTCTGAGTAAGGAAGGTTCGACCTCAGGTGTGGTGTTCTCGGGCCGTCTGTATATACAGAAGGAGAAAACAGAAATGGCGAAAGCTAAACAAGAGTTCTGGGTCTCGCTCGATCTCAAGAATAACGAGCTTATGAACGCGAGGGTAGAGGTCCTGGAGGCAGTTCCCTCAGCAGGAGTCGCTGGTCGTGTCATCTACTGCGCAGGTAAATTCTACTATGACAATGGATCTAAATTCGTCGAAGTCGCTGATGCGGCAGTTGTCGCAACCAACGTCACAGATATCAGCGCACTGAAGACGACCGTCGGAGATTCGAATTCTGGACTGGTCAAGGATGTCAATGATCTGAAAGAGATTGTTGGATCCGGAGGAGAGGGAACTTCTCTTGTCGATAAGGTTACAGATCTTTCAACCAGACTTGGAACCAAGGATGACACTGCAGACAAAGAGACCGCCTTCGGAAAAGCCGCCGCCGCAGCCGCCGCAGCTGCAACCGCAAAATCCGCTGCTGATGCCGCAAAATCCGCTGCTGATGCTGCACAGGCAACTGCTGATGGAAACACCGCATCCATAAGTGGCCTTACAACAAGAGTCACCACTGCCGAGGGCGAGATCACAACCCTTAAGACCTCCGTCGGTGGATCTGGCGATGCAGCCAGTGCTACCGGCTCCATTTATGCCCGTATCGCTCAGAACAAGGCTGATATTGCAACCCAGGCCGGAAGAATCGATACTGCCAACTCCGACATCGCCGCTCTGCAGTCTAGTAAGGTGGACAAGGTCGAGGGCTATGGACTTTCCAAGAACGATTTCACTGACGAGCTCAAGACAAAACTGAACGGCATCGAGGCCGGAGCAGAGGTCAACAAGGTTGTTGGTGTCACCGTCGATGGAACATCCGTTGTCGGTGCCGACAAGATCGCAAAGATCGACCTCACACCCTATGCAAAGAAGACCGATGTGGCTTCCGCATATCTGTTCATGGGCTCCGTTGCATTCTCCGCACTGCCCTCAGGACTCACTGAAAATGACAAGGGTAAGGTCTACAACGTCACGGATTCATTCACCGACGGTGGCAAGGTCTATCCTGCCGGAACCAACGTTGCATGGACCGGAACCGAGTGGGATCCCCTTGCAGGATACACCGACTTCTCTGTCTATTACACTAAGACCGAAGTCAACACAGAGCTTGGTAAGAAGCAGGACAACCTCTCTGAGGCCCAGCTCGCCGCAGCCAACTCCGGTATCACTGCTGCCAAGGTCGCAACCTACGATGGATACGATGCGAGGATCACTGCCGCAAAGAGTGCAGCGGATAATGCACAGGAGACCGCGAACAAGGCTGTTGTAGCCAATGCTGATATTACCGCAGGCACCGCATGCAAGATCTCATATGACAAGAAAGGACTTGTCACCAAGGGAGAGCCTCTTGCGGTCAGCGATATTCCCGCCGGAATTCCCTTTGATAAGATCACTGGGGTTCTGCCCTATGCCCAGTCTCCCATCATGGCTGCTCAGTTCGACGTTTCCGCATCCGCCGAGACTGCTCTTCCCATTGCCACCGGTATGACCCAGGCACTGGTCGCACAGGCAGTCACAACCGCAGGCGTTGTTGTCGGATGCGCCATGCAGATCTCCGGTGGAAACGTGACTCTCACCTTCAACGAGAGCTTCACTGGAAAAGTCAACGTCATCGGACTCCGCTGATACCTATGAGGGGCATCCCGCCCCTCAAACCCCTTCCTTTTAAATCAGATATCCTATCTACATCCTTATGAGCTGGGAACAGGACGTCCTCGACAAGTGGTCGAAGCAGTACGGCATCTCCAATGTCGTCTTCGCAGGATACAAGGCATGCGGGAAGTATGCGGGATTCTGTCACGGACGCAAATGGGGCACGCCGGGCATCATCATGACCATCGACGTGGACACACACTATGAGAAGCATAAGATCACCTGCAAGGGCATTCTCTACCATGAGTTCTGCCATGCATACGACTATTGGACCACGGGAACCATGGGTCACGACAAGGCGTGGCTGAAGATCTATTTGAAGAAACCGCACCTCGTGCTGGCGGGATTCCTCAGCCCATTCGTCAGATGGTAAGTTTCAAATAACGCCCCGTCCATGTAGGTGTGCCGGCGTCTCTTTGTGCGGTGTTTATTACCTCAGGCACCCGTGCCCTGCTTCGGGTGCCACTCTTTTATACTTACCTCCCGATATTCAGACCATGTCTACATTGCAGAATATGGTTGACGGAGCCGTCAATGGCGGAACCGTCACACTGCCCTCGGACGTTTCCGAGGGAGTTGTCATACCTGCCGGCAAAGTTCTGAGATTCGACCTCGGAGGATTCACATGGAGTGCTCCCGACGGAACCACCCCGCTGACGATCAGCGACGGCGCGACTGTACGCCTCTCCAACGGTAAGATGCGTGCCATGAACCAGCCCTGTATCAGGGTTGGATTGAAGAACAGCGCCACGGCCGCGAATGCCATTCTCGAATCCACACTGGAGCTGACCGATTCGGGCCACAGCTGTGTCTTCCTTGGCAGATACGGTACTCTGGATACCTCCGCCGACATGATAGCAACCAACGCGGCGTTCTGTATCGCTGGAAACGGCTCCGAGGCGTATTTCGACAGTGCATGCACCGTCAGAGGAGGTACCCTGAAGGCATCCGACGATGCGAAACATCAGTCCGTCGCGATCTACTGGCCCCAGAGGGGTAATCTGTTCATCACGGGCGGAAGCATCAGCGGAGACACGGGAATCGAGGTCCGTGCGGGAGAGGTCGTGGTCGCAGGCGGAAGCATCAAGGCCACAGGTACCTACAGTCTCATCGGCAACGGCAATGGGTCCACGACCACGGGTGTCGCGCTCGCGATCTGTCAGCATACCACGAAACTGCCCATCAAATGCACCATCACGGGCGGTATCTTCGCAGGCGAGAAGGCTTTCCTGGAGGCCAATCCCCAGAACAATCCCATCGAGGCCGTGGATCAGATCGAGCTGTCCATCACGAGAGGTAACTTCCAGGGAGCCGTGGAGTCCGAGGACTGCATCAACTTCATCGAGGGCGGTACCTTCGCCACCAATGCCGTCAGTTCCGACTACTTGGTTGCGAATGTCCAACACACCTATGACGGGGACTTCATCACATACTATATCGACCCCTCGTCCAAGGTCCATCTCATCCGCTCCGACTTGTCCGTCGATGGAACGGTGTCGTCCACCGCACAGGGTGTCCTGATGGGTACCGTCAAGTCCCTGCCCGACTCCGCGGAGGTCGGCACTGTGCTGTACTCCACACAGGACATGCAGTACCACAGGTGGGATGGCAGGGCGTGGGTCGTGGAGGACATGGCCATCGCCGACGACGTCCTGATACCCGGCTCCACCAGACCTGTCCAGACAGGCGTCGTGGAGGAGATGAGGGAGGACCTGCAGGCCAAGATCGACAACAGGTACACCATCGAGCAGATCGACGGCTTCCTCGACGGGAAGCAGGACACCGTTCACGGTGCGGCTACCTCCATCCTCCAGCAGAACCTCGCCCACGGCATGATCCTGCAGTCCGACAACAACGGTAAGGTCATCGCGTCCACCCATCCTGTCACCGACCTGAGCGCACTGGACAACCTGGATCTCACACAGGGTACCGTGCAGGAGCAGCTTCAGAGCATCAAGGACTCGATGGGTGCCAAACCACTGGTGTTCACCGACAGGATGTGCTCCTCGTGGACAGCTGTGGACGACCCCAACTATCCCTTTATGGGTGCCATCGCCCTGGCAGGGGTGACGGGGAACGACTTCGCACAGGTGGCGTTCTCAAGGGCGGACATGGTGTCGGGAAGGTTCGCACCCGACTGTGAGACAGTGTCCGGAGAGGTCCGCATCTGGTCCCGCACCAACAGTGCAGTGACCATACCGCTGATCGTCGTGACCAAGGGGTGAGCCTCATGCTCCCCATCCTGGTCGACAACGCACGCCTGATCGCGGGAGCGTTCCGTTCCATGTCCGTGGCCAAGGGCCGTGCGGAGACATCCGCGGTCCAGAGAGGGACCGTGATAACCCTCAGGTCCACCGTCGACGGGCCCGTGTTCCGCATCACGTTCAAGGTGGACGTGCGCGAGCCCCGCGACAGGTATACGACCGAGATCCGCGACGTGACCAACGTGGCCTTCGACGGCTCCAGGCTCATCATCGAATCCGACTGCGCCAGAGCCGAATACAAGGTCGTGGAGTCCTTCGAGCCCTGTCAGAGATGTCCGGGCACCAACCCCACATACTCCATCTACTGACGGATGGACCAAACCTCTTAACCCTTTTCTTTTAAAAGCAACAGGCCCATATCGAGAACATGGGCAAGATAAAGTTGCCCGATGACCTCGACAAGTGGGAGAAGAAGAGTCTCCGTGAGGACATCGGGTCCGAGAAGGAACACACGCACACCATCTATGTGTACAAGAACATCGCCATCGAGCACGAGCATGAGTGTGGATGCGATGCGTGGAATCCCTATGTGCTGGTGGACGGACACCCGTTCAAGCTCCATGGCGATTACTTCCACAACTTCGATGAAGCATTGGGGTACATCAAAGGTGCCCTGAAGGAGAAGGAGCTCCTGGACGAGGAATCCGATGAGGATGATGACGATGAACCCGAGGAACCCGAGTTCCCTAGGGCAAAGGTGAATGATATGAGTAAATCGTTTGTTATGCCGACGGCGAGGGAGATGTTCGCGGAAGCGCACGCCCTGCCCGATATGTATGAGCTCGCCAGATCACGCGAGATGCACAAACAGCAGATGAGGGAGTTCTTCGATGCACAGAAGTCCATCGCGAGTGACGAAGCCAGGAGGAAGAGGCAGGAGGAATATAATATGCATCATGTGGTTAGAGGATCCGATGCCGACAAAACCCTCAAAGACAAGGAGAATCCTGAGACCAAACCCACGGGCGGAGATGAATCCAAGCCTAAAACCAATGCGCGTCCGCTTGAGGAGAAGATGAAGGCAGATGATCCTGTCGTGGTGGCCGGAAAGAAACTGGAAGGCGCCTCAGGATTGGTGGACAGATCTTCGGACCATCACAAGACTGACTTCACCACTCTCGCCACCTCCAATGTCAACAGGCTGGACACCAACACCCCGGACAACATCAAGATCCCTGATGCAGAAGGTGTCACTCCCAAGGGTGCCGGAACCCTGCTCCGTGGTACCAACAGAGCAGGTCAGAATCTATATCCTGCCAACACCAACTTCGACAAATCCTTCTTCGGAAAAGGAGGACTCCAGAGGGCCATGGACTACTATAATTCACTCGGACCTCAGTACAAGGATCTCACCCCAGGGTCCCCTCAGCTTCCTCAGGGCATCACAGGTGCGGACCTGCCCATCTCCGCCATCCAGGAGCTGTATGCGAACGATTTCATCAATAACGCCAATGCTCCGACTGTTCCCGGCGGTGGACCGCCTCAGCGTCTGGACCCCAAATGGATGGGTCAGATCAACCTGCTCGGTCTCCCCGACATGACATATGCAGGGGATTTCATCACACCCGAGGGTAATATCGACGGAAGGGCATGGACCCTTCTCCAGAACGGAAGGAAATGGGATGGTGTGGAGAGCAACCCCATCTATCGTGCGAATGGATGGATGAGGCTCTCCGACAACAACAGGAACAACATGCTCCGTGGGAACAGCATGTCCTATGATGAGATAGGAAGTCGGTATGCAGACATCATGGACGACCCTGTTGCGGTGAACAACATGTTCATGAACGACCTCTCCTTCAGGCAGATCGTGGACCTCATCAGGAATGGGGCATTCACACCCGAACAGGTCAACCAGTTCATCGGATTCACCCCGTACAAAGCTCCCACCGCACAGGTAGGGTCCGATATCGGGGTCATAGGGAATATGTCCGCCGGAGACAGAGGTTCGACCGATGTGCTCGGGGACAAGCAGGCATCCATGGCCGATTCCAGGCCCTTCCGTGAGATCATAGAGGAGCGCATCCAGAAGGCAGATGCCGAGGCGGGTATCCCGTCGGGATATGTCGGCATGCACCCCCACAAGGCCGCCTACAAGACAGTCTGGCTCGGATATGGCAAGGATGCCACCTACCCCTTCGTACTGAAGAACGCCCTCACGGGCGAGAAGGTGTGCGAGGTCTCCGACATCCCCCGCGACGAGAGGAAGGATTAAGTACCACACCACTGATATCGGTGATACCCTCCTACAAGATGGGTATCTACCGCCGGGTCTCACGACCCTACTCTCCTGCTACGGGACCATGCAGGAGAGTATCCTTTTTATATGGTATCATATTATATTATAAACCATGGTTACACGCGCACAGGAATCCTTCAGGGACGGGATATCGAAGTATGTCATGCGCGATCTCTTCACGAACGCACGCGTCGCCGATTCTCCCCTCCTGCTGAAGCATGTGGATGCGGAGGCTGTGAACAAGGCACGGTTCTCACTGTACAAACAGGAGTCCGAGAAGGTGCAGAGGATGTGCTCAAGCACCGGCGATGCGGACGAGATGGAGAAGTACCGTGCCACCAAGGGCGATTACGGACTGGACCCCAGGGAATGGGCCCTCCATGAGTACCCTGAGAAGTTCTACTTCGATTATTATCAGGAAGGTATCAACGGCGACCCCGTCATGGATGCCCCCAACACCCCCTACAAGTGCCCCTGCGGTGTCAGCATGGAGATGAACATCAAGGCCATGCCGTACTACTGCCCTGTGTGCCATCATGTGACGCCTCTCGGCAGGCTCGCCGAGGACGGTGTCCTCAGAAGGTGATGTCATGGATGATGAGGATTTTCAGAATGATCTGGAGCGTGCAAGACGCAAAAGGTCCAGGGCGGATCTGCAGAAGATAATCGGGCTGGTGCTGGACTCCCCCCTCAATGAGGGTGATATGGAGGAGATCAGAGGTGACATCTCCGTCCAGACGCTGGCCACCATGAACACGGACCTCAAGTCCCGTATCATTCTCAGGATGGCGTTGGGTGCCGCCAACGGCGACCTCAAGTCCGCAGAGTTCCTGATGAAGTACGGAGGCTACACACCGCCCACCGAGTCCGAGGTCACAATGGATGTGCCCCGCATCATCGACGACATCGGTACCGGTGAGGACGAGGTCTACAATGCGGAGAGTGATGACGAACCGGATGCCATGGAAGGCATCCCCATCTACGACGACGGTAACTGCTGATGGGCGAGGTCAGGCTTTCCGAGATCATCTGCGACGGGTACGAGGGGTATTGGAGGTCGCATAAGTTCTACCGTGTGATAAAGGGGTCGAAGGGTAGCGGTAAGTCCAAGACCGCCGCCCTTTGGCACATCTATCACATGATGAAGTACCCGATGTCGAACACACTCGTGGTCAGGAGAGTCTACGGTACCCTCAGGGATTCCACCTACACCGACCTGCTATGGGCGATAGACCGTCTGGGCGTGACCAGGTACTGGGCGCACACCACGAACCCTCTGAGGATAACCTACAAACGCGACCCCAATGATGAGAGCACATGGCAGGAGATCCACTTCCGTGGTCTCGACGACTCCCAGAAGATCGCATCCATCACGGTCCGTTGCGGATATCTGAACTGGGTGTGGTTCGAGGAAGCATCGGAGATGACCAACTACGATGATTTTGAGAGGGTCGTCATGTCCATCCGTGGTCGTATGGACCCTCAGTGTCATCTGTGGAAGTCAGTGACCGTCACGTTCAACCCCTGGTCGGACAAGCATTGGCTGAAGTCCAGGTTCTTCGACACACCCCATAGGAACGTCCTCGCCATGACCACCACCTATCGTTGCAACAGGTGGCTCGGACCCGATGATCTTGAGAGGTACCATGAGCTGGAGAGGGACTGCCCCCGTTTTGCACGCATCGTCTGTGACGGGGATTGGGGAATCTCCGAAGGTCTCGTCTACGAGGACTGGGAGGAGCAGGAGTTCGATATCCTGGAGGTGGCCAAGCAGTATCCCAAGCTGAAGTTCACCTTCGGTCTCGATTTCGGCTTCTCCATATCGTACAATGCCTTCGTGGCCATCGCCGTCGACATGGACTCCCGTAAGCTCTGGATCTTCGACGAGATGTACGAGCGCGGTATGCCCAACTTCGAGATAGCCAAGCGCATCACAGAGATGGGGTATCAGAATGAGACCATCATCGCAGACTGTGCCGACCCCAAGTCCATCTACGAGCTGAAGATGGGCTTCAAGGAACTGATCGTCGATGACATGGGTGACATGATCCCGGACGAGCGCGGACAACCCCAGTACAAGTACTATGTCCTGCCCAACATCAGGTCCGCTATGAAGGGTTCGGACTCTCTGAAGAACGGAATCCAGAGGGTCCAGTCCTTCCATATGATCGTCCATGCCACCAAGTGCAAGAACGTCATGATGGAGCTGAGTCAGTACTGTTATGACAAGGATAAGGACGGGAAATTCCTGGACAGGCCCATCAAAGAGGCCGACCACACGATGGATAGTCTACGCTATGGCCTAGAGGGAATATTCGGTAGCGGAAACGGCATGGTGATAGAGGCAGGTCTGGACAATCCTGTCGAGGTCGCGGCTCCCACTAGGAATAAATGCAGACGTGTGTTCTCCACATATGATTGAAAGGTGACCAGATGGTTCGGATATCAGGAATCAGAAGATCGACGGCACCACAGGTGTCGGTACCCCAGCCGAGAGCTCCGGTATTCGACATCAGTGCCGACAAGACATTCTCAGCAGTGAACAAAGGGCTCCAGGTGCATCGCACCCTGTCCATAGAGGGAACCGAGCGTCCCTCTAACATGTGGTACAAGTCCAGTAACCTATCGAATCACTGGTACATGTACGCCATCATGGACTGGTACAGGGGCGAGGTGTCGATACTGTCCACCATCATCATGAGGGCATGCATCGAGCTTACCAGATACGGCTTCATGCTCAGGCCCAAATTCGCGTTCAAGTGCGAGGACTGCGGTCATGAGTCGCAGTTCTTCATCCAGAAATGCTCTCGGTGCGGAAGCAAACGTCTCCGCAGGCCCGACGAGTCTCAGAAACGCTACTTCACCCGTCCCGACGGTACGTCCTTCCTTGAGAAGGCCAACGAGAGACAGTCCCTGGAGGACGTCCTCTTCTCATACGCCTCCATCGAGTATCAGGACAACCAGGGATACCTTCTCTGCGTGACGGGAGACATCGTGGATCAGGAAGGCTCCATGCAGAAGCAGGTGCCCCTTGAGTTCATCACTCAAGACCCCAAGTTCGTCAAACAGCTTTTCGACGAAACAGGGCGTCTCGGCACCCAGTATGGATTCACCTTCAAGGACAGGCACACCCTTATCCCTCTGGACCAGTCCGAGGATGCGGTCAACGCCTACACCGAGGAGGGCGACGAGATACAGTTCGCCGCATATCAGATCGGGTCCAACTACGGTGGTACGGGAGACTATCTCCTGTACACCATCGACGAGGTGTATCAGGACCAGTGGTTCAACCCGTCCATGACATACGGTGTCCCTCATTGGTTCGACATCGAGGACGACATGCTGACGTACCACTACATCGAGAAGCACTTTTTGAAGAAGTACAAGTACGGATACGTCAGGAAGATCCTGATCCTGCCTGGGTTCAACGAGGAGGATGCGGAGACCATCTCCAAGGGTATCGCCGATGTGCTGGCCAAGAACACCAACACCATCCCCATTGTCTGTCTGCCTCCTGCCGCACCCGGTGTGCCCAAGATGGACGCACAGGCGCTGGACATGGGTGTGGAGTCGGGACAGGACGCTATCGCCACCAAGAACGATATCCGTGACCGCATGTGCGCACACGGTTGTCTGCCGAACATATTCGTGGGTGATGTGGAATCCAGCGGTGGAATGAACAACGAGTCCCAGCAGATCACCATCTTCGACAGGTACCTGCTGAAGATGTACAACAAGCTGGACAGGGCGTGCGCATGGATCATGTCCAAATTCCCCATGATAACCGACTGGGAACTGGTCTCGGGCAGACCGTCCAAGGCGTACACCGACACTCGCAAGATGATCGACGGCATCCAGGTGGCCCAGGGTATGAAACAGCTGGGCATCCCCTTCGAGTTCATCGACGGTGAGTTCAGGTACGGAGAGAAGCCCTTGGACCAGATCATGACCGAAGCTGAACTCAGAGCCAAGGGACTCCTGGATCCCGGCGACCAGATGAAGATGGTCCACGGCATGATGGTCGGCGGAGTCGTCCCCGGAGACGGTGACGGGCCTCCCGAGAAGGGTACCGCCAGACGCGAGGACGGGGACATCGACGCCAACAAGAACGATATCGAGCAGTCCATGCGTGAGGCTGACGACGCCGCGGAGATATGACGACATTCAGAGCCGATATGGAGGTTGACCTCGATGCGGAGGAGGTGGAGGGGGTGATGCTGGACCTGATGAGGAACGGCACCCTCACTCCCTGGAAGGTCGTGATCGATGTGCCCTACGCCAAGTACGTGGAGTTCGGCACGGGTCCGGCCAACCCCAACATCAAGTCACCCAAGTACACCCACACCGTGCAGACGGCCAAAGGTATGAAGACGATACAGTGCACCGATGTGTTCTGGCGCATGTACGAGTGGGTAATGAGGACGTTCAACAATCTGAAGGACCCCTATGCCTACACCTACAAGCTGTACAAGGACACGATGGAGTACGGCATGCCGCCGAGACCCTTCGTCCGTCCCGTACTGCATGAGGTGGAGCGCGACTTCAACAAGCTCCTGAAGGAGAAGGGGTCCATAGAGGGGGTGGCGAAGGAGCTGGCGGACAGAATAGTGGACAACCTGACGTCGCACCGCTACCCTCAATCGGCACAGAGTTCCACAGGGGAGATGGTGTCACAGATCAAGGTGCTCCCCTCATCGGAGAACGAGGTCAACACTCCGAGCGATATCAGGCCCGAGGTGTGGGCCAGCGACACCTGCGACTACAAAGGAGAGGAGAGAACAGGAAGGGGTATATGATGAGACGTGATGGAATGAGAGTGAATGTCGGTCTCGCAGTCCTCGAGAAGAGGAACAGCTGGGTGAACGTGGCGGAGATATCCTTCGAGACGGGGGCGACCTTCAGACAGGTGTCTGCGGTGATGCGCCAGATACCCGATATCGATTTAAATATAGAAGAGGTTGAATGGGGCCGGAGGATGTACCTTGCGGCTGATGAGGAGGAGGCGACCCGCATCTGGGTCTACATCATGCATTGGCGCTACAAGACGGACGACATCCTCTCGCTCATACGTGAATGCATCCCATACGCTGGCTGGATTTCCAATCGTGACCTTACCGTCGAGACGGGCGTCACGCTTGCGGATCTGGAGACGGCGGCGCAGAAGATGAAGGACGTGGAATACAGACATGAGGGGAAGATGACATTCTTCCGTAAGACAGGTGAGGATGGTGTACTCGAACATAATGGAGTTGCCAAGTCAAGTGACGGCATCATTGGACGAAAGGGACGCACAGGCATGGATGGATGCCTACAACAAGTGTATCTCATCGTATGAGGATCCAAGCATAGGCGACGTCCTCGCCGCCCGTCGCAAGGCATGGTTCTCCGTCAAGGACAATCCATCCTCCTACAGCTTCTGTGCCAAGGCCACTGTCGAGGCGGTGGACAAGCAGAAGGAGCTCATCACCCTCAAGTCCATCCGTGACAACATGGGCGACTACATCCTTCATGGAGGGCCCATGTCGTGGGACCACAGCTCCTACATCATCGGTACCATCTGGGGATGGGACGATATCGATACGCCCAACGGCCCCGGAATCCAGGCATGGGGCAACCTCTACGGTGGCGACCAGTACATCTATGACCAGACCCGCAAGAGGTTCGGCAAGGGTGCCACCAAGCTGTCGGTCTCAGGTCCTGCCACCAAGATGCCCACCTGCGACACCGACCATGGGTGCTACATCAAACGTGAGATGGAGCAGCTCATGGAGATCGCCCTGACCCCCCATCCCGTCAACGAGTATGCCACACTCGTCTGGAGCAGTGATGCGCTGGGTGACGTGAGGAAATCGCAGGTGGATGCCATGCTGTCCGTCTACAACATAGAGATCCACAGGTCGGAGGACTCCTGTCCCATCATGAAGCTCAAGAAGTCCCTCTGCGAGATCGGAGCCGATGCGCACGCACGCAACGGAGGGGTGTTCATCCCTCTGACGGACACCACCGATGCCATCTCCCGTGCGAGGGACGCGGGGCTGTACGCCACACCCTGCAACGATGACAGATTGGGCAAGGGCATCATGATCGCCGAGCCCGAGGCGTTGCTTGAGCGCGAGTTCAAGTATTCCCTGTCCAAGGGCGAGTCCGATGCGGATGGGATGTTCCATGACATGGGGCGCGACAGGTTCGTGGACCTGTGCAACAAGGGTCTTGTGGAGCGCAGGGATGGCGGTTATGGGTTCCGCATCCCGTTCTGACCCATCCTGCTTAAATATACTCCGATTCATATCAACACTCATGGATCCAGATATTGCTTGGGAAGAGTTCTCTTCCCAGGGTTCTAAGAAAGTAGAGGAGGTGAGGAAAGGTATGACCTCCATCAACGGTAAACTGGATGCGCTTCTCCAGCTGGCCAATGAGAGCAACGTCAACTCCGCCAGAACGGCGGAGATCGTGCCCCAGGTCATGGGAGATACCGCGGCCATGGACGCACAGGCGGCGGAGATGGCTGCCACGGGAGGTATGCCTTCGATGCCCCCTGCAGGTGCTCCCGGAGGGGATGTTCCGCCCGAGGCCATGGGTGGTGCTCCGCCTGAGGAGCCAATGCCTGAAGAGGCCCCCACGGATGTGCCTCCCGAGGGTGATGTGAAGAATGAGCCAATGCCCCCTGTCGATGAGGGCTCCGCAGATATGGGCCCCGTTCCCGAGGAGCCTGCACCCGACATGGGAGCGATGCCTCAGGAGGAACCCGCCATGGACATGGGCGGGAATGACATGGGCCTCGGCGAGATAGATTGGTCGGCATACAGCATCGACAACGCATACGAGGACTTCGAGGAGGCCCTCAAGGACGAGGCCAAGGAGGCACTCGACGCAGGCGACACCCAGAGGGTCGCCGTCATCACACAGGTGATGGATGCCATACGCATGATCTGGACGCAGTCCGGCGTAGCGGACGAGGAACCTGTCCCCGATATGGCTGGACAGGTTGCACCGGGAGTGGACGGTATGCCCGCCCCCGACATGATGAAGAGTGAAGGTGAGGATATGACAGGTATGGAGGATGCGACCAAGGCCGAGCTTGAGCCTATCAAAGAGGAGGCCATGGTCGAGGAAGAGGTCGAGAAGGCCGACGACATCGGTGGAGACATCGCCGAGGGCGAGACCGCAGGTGGAGACGCAGTGGAAGGAGTTGAGGCATCCGAAGGATGCAAGAAGAGCGGAGAGGAGCTTGAGGATACTCAGAAAGGGTACATTGATGGCATTACTCTTGATCAGGCCCTTGCCATGGCTCAGCAGAACGCCAATGACCCTAACAAGATGGAAGGTCTCTTCAGGGACATCCTCGGTATGGAGAATAGAGGTATCACACTCGACCAGGCCATGCAGTATGCACAGCAGAATGCAGGCAATCCCCAGGGCATGAAGGGACTCTTCATGGATATGGGACTCACAAACCCCATCAAGAGAAGGGTTCCCGATAATGCACCTGCTGCGGCGCCTCCCTCCGATGTCACACGCAAGGTGTATGCAGATGGAGATCCCGGAGGAGACTATGGATCTCTTGAGAAGGATGAGGAAGGATCCTCAGGTATGATGAGATACGATCCCAACACAGGTGCATCCACCCCCGAGCCCAACCCCACGGGCATCACACCCAGTGCACGTGTTGCAGGACATAACGAGTACGACCCCTACGCGGACAAGGTTCCCAACAAGCCTATGACAGGCCCTGTCATCAAGTCCGAGGGTACACCTATCCCCTCGTTCAAGTCCATGATGGAGGCCAGGGAGCAGTCCGGCAGACCCTTTGACTGCTCCGCCGATGAGAACATGCTCAGGGGTGCCAGGATGGGACAGGTCTACAAGTCCGAGAACGGCACCTTCATGGTCGTCAACTCCAGCAGACCCAATGTCGCATCCGCACTCGGCATGCAGGCCAAGATCGAACCCCAGGATCTCCATAAGTCATCCGCTCCCAGGATCGATATGAACGAGGACGATCCCCTCAGGAAATCCCTCAAAAACGACTGGGATAACTACATGGCTTATAAAGAAACAGATTCATTCTAAAGGTGATAGTCATGGCTACAGGACAATACATCAAGCTCGGTTCCCAGTGGGGAACAACCTACGAGCAGAAAGGAGATGCGATGTACAACATGATAGATGACTTCTACAACGGTCTCTATCAGGCATTCTCTCCCGCATCCAAGTCCATGGGTGCAGCCACCTATGGAGACAACGGATACTTCAACGCCATCATGGGTAAGGAGATCACCACAGGTATGTTCTCCTCTAAGAACGTCTTCACCCTGCTCGGTGCAAGGCCCTACAACCATGAGGGAGTGCGTATCGCATACGAACAGGCAGACTACGGTTGCGACCCCTCGTCCGGAGAGTTCCTCGGAATCGGTGCAAGCACCATCCAGGATGGAGAAATCGGCGACCCCTACATGATCCCCGTCGAGGAGTTCCGTGAGCCCTACAAGGAGGTTCCATTCCCGTGGGACTACGGACTCGGACTCATGGCACTTGAGGCCAAGGATGATGTCTCATCCTACCAGGATTACGCGAAGCTCATCTCCCAGTCCTACTCGAACCTCATCGACCAGACCCTGCTCAGGCCCATGTCCATCAAGCAGCCCACCGTCACAAAGGGTGCGAGGACCATCGAGACCTCTCTGCAGGGAATCGCAAGATGCATCGGATCCTTCAAGGAGATCGGAAAGACCGAGAACGGAGTCACCATCGACGCCTCAATGGTCACACCCTACGGAGGTGCCAAGTCCGACTTCTACGACTTCAGGTCCGCAGGAGAGTCCGTTTTCGACGGAAACGTCGTCGATCTCCAGGGCAACCCCCTTGACCTCGACCACATGGACAGCCTCTGGGCACAGTGTTCCGTCAACTGGGACGACCCTGCAAGCCCCAACAACAAGGCATGGGTCATGGGTAACATCATGCAGGCCAAACTGAGCGCCATGTTCAGGGCAAGGAACATCCAGATCGACAACGTCTTCGTCGAGCGTGGATTCAACGGAGTCAAGACCATCCAGGGAAGGCCCGGAGGAACACTCATCAACGCCTACAACAACATCCCCATGTTCCAGGACGGTAACGTGAACTTCGACTTCACCAAGAAGAAGGTCTCCGCTTCCAAGATGGGAGACATCATGCTCCTGGATATGGACCACATCTGGATGTCCACCCTCAGCCCCGTCGAGGTCTACTCCAACAACAACATCGCGATCAGCAGGAAGCTTCAGGAAGTCAACGTCATCCACTGCCGTATGGAGACCCGTATCGACAAGTTCATCGGAATGGGTCGTATCATCGGCATCCCTGACGCTGTCACAGTCTGAGCGTCCTCTGAAAAGGGGGCTTGACCCCCGACCTTCCTTGAAAAAAACCGCCTCCCTCCTTTCTCTCATTTCCGGGGAGACGGGAAATCATTTCACTTCTTTCCGACCGGTGTCCTGACCGCTTCGTCCACCGACCATCCGCGCTCTATGCGTCTGGCCACGGTGCTCGGCGGTGTGCCCAGCCTTCTGGCCCACTCCTCGAGGGTGTGGACCTCTCCATCCTTGCAGCGGAGGTATCTGTTCGTGGTGCGGTTGTAGGCCTGACCCTTCCTGCCGACCCAACGGCAGTTGTCCGGCCTATAGCCGCGGTTGTTGTTGATCCTGTCCAGGGTGAGGTCGCTCCTGTAGCCATGGGACATGGCCCATGCGTAGAAGTTGGAGAAGTCCTCCCACTCCTTGCAGAGTGTGATGCCGCGTCCCCCGTACTTGGGATAGTCCTTGCAGTTGGGGTTCTGGCAACGCTTCCTGATACTTCTGTGTACTTCACGGAGCCGGTGGTAATCCGTTCCCGGCCCTTTTGGGACCTCTGAAAGATCCATCGAGTTTCACCTTCCATTCATCTCTCATCTCGAATTCCATGGTGGAATCATCCTCCATGAGCTCACGTTCTCCGTAGATGGCCAGAAAGGCCGTGTACGCCTTCACAAGGTCAATAGGGTATCTCTGAATCACCACGGACTCGGGCGTCTCTATCACAAGGGAATTGCCCTCTATGCGGACATCCTTTATCTTCACCCCTCTGCCGTGGGTTCCGTTCTTCAGCGACAGGGTGATCTCCACGCCGAATCTTCCGTCCTTGTTGATGGGCCATACGTCCGGCTGGACGAACAGGATGCCATAGGGTATCATGTCCAGTGTGGCCCTCTGCATGTGGACCGTGGCGATCAGCCCCTGCTCATATGCCATGTCGTAGCCCGAGGAGTCTATCACCAGCCCCCCGTACTTATCATGGAGGAACTTGATCCAGCAGGGGTGCTTGACCGTCTCCCATGACTTGTGCCATTCCTGGTATCTTTTAGCAGTCACCATCCAGTATCCTCCTCACCTCTCCCAGCCCCCACTCATGGCATACGGACATCTGCAGGCTGTCGTCAATGTGTCCGAAGCGGATCAGATCCGATATGCTCACGGATACCAATGCATCCATGGACTCGGACCTGTCGGAGTAGACATATCTGTACATCCTCCCGCGTCCCATTCTGAATCTGACGTATCCGTCATCCATCCTCAGCAGGGGGCCCAGAGGACGGCACCTCAGCAGGTTCCGTGCATTCTTCGTCAGGCCCACCTCCTTGTAACCCATCCTCATCGCCACTTCCAGTGGGATCCCACAGAACAGCTCTCCCCGTGATGCGGTACATACGGGACGAGCAACCGTCCAAGGGACATTGGTCAAGCGTCCATCCGAGTTTGACATATGCTTTCCTCACCTTCTCCAATCCATTGAATCTATCCAGGAATCTCCTGATGGCCTGTCCTCTGCCGATCTTGGTTTCACGCACCAGTCCGCCGACCAGGTTCACGATCCTCACCATCTCATGGAAGATGGCGAACTTCACCAGCACCCTCGGCACATTGCCGTTCAGGAGTGCGGGGTCTATCGTGATGATGAGCCCGGGGATGCTCGTGGACGCCACGGGATATCTGGTGAGGTCCAACCCTCTCCTCCTCTCCGTGACGACCAGCATGAACAGGTCCTTCTTGTATTCGGGCAGGAGGTTCAAGGCCTCCTTCGCACACCTGGCCAGCTCCTTGTTGGCCACCATCCCCTCCCCGTTGATGAACGGCGAGCTGAAGTCTTTGAACAGTGCCCTGTACGCTCTGATGAACTCGGGCGAGTACACCCATGTCTTCAGGCGATCGGAGATCCTCTTGGTCATCATCCCATCCACGGTGCTCGTGTATGCGGCCTTGATGAGCATCTCCAGCACATCATGGGGCGCCGTCTGGTAGACATCGGGGACGTACAGGGTCAGATAGTCCGACCCGTGCTCCGTCTTGATCTCCATGTCCAGGGTGTGGATGTAGTAGGCATCGATGATGGGATAGACGTCATCCGCGTCTATCTTCCTCAGCATCTTCACCAGGTCCATCGAGCGGACCTTCGTCGGTGTCCTCGACCTCATCTTCATCGCCATCCTCCAGAAGTGCGTCCAGTTCGTCCAGCCCGTCATCCTTCAAGGTCCTGAACGTGAAATTGTTGACCAGCCACCCTGTCAGGGCGATCATGTCATCCTTGTCAAGATAAGTACGTGTGGCCATGTTCAGCTCGGAGTCCCTGTGGGTGAACTCCACGATGACCCCCGTGCCGTGCTTCTTCATTGTGAGTACCGACCTCTCCACGCCCGTGAACATCAGGACGCTGTCATCAAGCTGACTTCCCAAACTCCTCATCGGCCTTCGCCCTCACAGCTTCCGGCAGGTCCTCGGGAGTGTCCTCGCCGGCCATCCATCCGCGGTACTGCAATCCATCATCTCCCCCATCCCAGACCGCATTGTACACGAAGAATCCGCATGTCATGCAGACGGTATGCTTGAAGATGCACATCCCATACCTCTCGTCATCGACGTATTCAGATTCCGAGCGGTGGTCCGAGCTTCCGCATCTGGGGCAGGTCACTCGCCTGCCCCCTTCATCTTCCTGATGGTGACCTCGATGAAGTCGCCCTCGTCGATCCCGGCGAGCTTCAGCTCCTTGGTGAGGAACACGCCGAGGGATGAGGAGCTCAGCTTTCTGACCTCCTTGCAGGTCACGATGGACCTGTCCTCATTCATGGTATGTCTTCCCCCACACCGCAGGGCTCTTCCTGACCAGATGCACCTTGCCCTGCAGTTTCAGACTCTTCAGTGCGATCCTCACGAGATCCTTGTCCAGTCCGGTCCTCTTTATCAGGTTGTGCTCCGACCTGTTGCGGTCCAGCTGCTCGTACACATAGCTGACCTCCATCGCGTTGGGGTACTTCCTCTCGTCCGTTATGAATCTCATTCCGTCTCCTCCGAATCATATTTCCTTATGAGTTCATCGAGCAGCTTGCCGACCCTCTCGAAGTCCTCGGTCATGCCCACGGTCATGGGCATGCTGAGCCCTCTCCTCTTGATGAGGAGGGTCCTGGCATCCTTGAAGGCCTGCGCCACCGAATCCCTCGCGGTTATCACTCGACCAGCCTCCAGTCCACATCCAGACAGCCGTCGTTCAGGATGCAGGGCATCTGCTCCGCCTCCTCCTGACTGATATGTCCGTGCATGGCCAGCGTGCACCTCATCCTGCATCCGTCGCAGGCCAGCACCGCGCTGTTCTCCCTAGGCTCGTCGATCTCCTCACCGCACACCATCTTCAATGGCATCAGTTCATTCTCCATTCCCATCACTCCTTTTCAGAGCCCAGCCGTTCCCCGCCCTGGTCTTGCCCGTCGTCTGCTCGTAGCCGAGCTCGCGCAGGACCTTGATGAGGGACTGAGCACTCAGCACATCCCCGCTGTCATCCCATAGCATCCTCACCATGCACGACGCAGAGGGCAAGGTCATGTCCTTACGGATGTATCTCTGAACACAGAGCATGGCCAGCCCCCTCGCCTTGTCGTGTGCCGATCCGGCATGCTTCCTCGCACCAATCTGCTGAGGGGTAGGGGGTATCTCGATCAAGGTGAAGCCATTGCATTTGGGACAGAATTGTCTCTCTATGCCGTTCCTCTTATGCTGATAGGTCTTGCACCATCTGCACTGGAAAACGTTGTCCGAACTCCAACTTCTTCCCTTCATGTGGGATCACCACGGATGTGTTGGAGAAGATATTATAATACGCATATAAAATAGTTTGGAAATAGTTTGTTAGAATCTCACTGGCCGGTGGATCCCAGACCGCCGTCACGCTCCTCCTCGGGAGGCACCTCGGAGGGGATGGTTCCGAAGGGAACAAGGACTCCCTGCATGAAGCGGTCGCCCTTGTTCATCTTGATGTATTCGAGATTGGGATCGTTCAGCCACAGTTTGGCCTTGATGGTGTCCCTGTATCCGCTGTCGATCACTCCGCAGGTATTGGCCAAGGACAACCCATAGTTGAATCCGGTGCTGGACCTCGGGAACAGGAGCATGACGTACCCCTCTGGGATGTCACCCTCCTCCATGATGATACCTGTATCCACAGTGGGCCTGACGCCTCTCTTGATGGTCAGGTTCTCGGGAAGGCAGAAATCGTACCCGGCGTCACCCAGTTTCATTCTCCTCGGCAGTGGTGCTCCAAGAAGGCTCTTCATTCACTCGCCTCCTTCCTGCACTCCACAAACATCGCCCTGGCAGCGTCATCCTTCAGCATGTAGATGACGTCTGCCATGCCCCACCTCATGCCGATGTAGAGCCACATGGCGTTCATCCCATACGGTTTCAGCCACTCGGGGATCTCGTCCTCCGTGGGAGGGGAGAGTGTCTTGAGCGAACCGCACAGATGTCTGCCATCGATACGCATCCTCCTACGCTCTTCCAGCTCCGTGTCCAACTGAGATTCGATGTGATTCGCCACCTCATACAGGTCCATCAATCTCTTCATTCATTCTCCTCCTTCTCATCCACCCATACGCCGTCGATCAATCTCTCTGTCATCTGCTCGCCTCGTTGTTCCTCAAGGGATAGAATCCGGGGCAGTGCTCGTTGGAGGGACCTCCGCAGAGCACCTTCCCCTTCTTCCCCGGTAGAGTGACCATCCTGTTGCGATAGAAACAGATCTCGCACAGGGCCAGCTCCGTCTCGGTCGGCATCAGTCCGCCTCCCTCATAACGCTCAGCTTCTTCTCAAGGCACTCTATGGCCTTCATGATGTCCTGCTCCTCCGACTGTCTCATCGTCATGCCTGCCTGCTGTTTCCTCCCGGCACGTGCGATGTACTTGACGGCGGTGCCCGAGAGGTAATCCAGCTCCCAGTCGAGGATGACATCCCATGGCTCGTATCTGCGACCCTTGGTATAGTGTGCAGGACTGCGAACCATGTCCGCCGGATCCCTGTCCAGTGGATTATCCTCTTTGGACTTATTCCTGGCGGGATTTGGCTGATTGTCATAACTGTATTCCCTGAGCTCCCTTGCGGTATTGGGGCATATGTCGGAATTGACCTTTCTAAGAAGGCCGAAGGGCGTGGGTGCGACCTCGATCCAATCATCGCTGATCAGGTCCGCATGGCTGGCCGACCAGCGAATGCGTCCTTTGGGCGCATCGGGGCTGTTCGACACCCTCTTGTCGGTCACCATGAAGATGGATGGCGAGGTTTTCCCACTGTGTTCGTCGGGAGCCTGCAACTGGATGTAGGCCCTCTTCTCGTTCCACCCCTCCCTGGCGAACTTCTTCTCGGGGTGTGCCTTCATCTCCTCGATGGCGTTGTCAAAATCCATCTTTCATACCTTCCATGACTTGAGCTCATTGTAGCTGTTCTCGCACTCGACACGCAGGTTGATCCTTGCGATGCATGCTCTGTTGCATTCCGTGCAGAAGTAGTAGTCTCTGTAGGTCAGGGATGCTCCGCCCCACAGTTCTCCATCCACTCCGGAACAGTGTGCCTTTCTGGGGTTCTGTTTTCCGGCTATCAGTCTCATCTCATTCTTGCATTTAGGACATTCCATTTCCATTCCTCAAGCTTGTTTGACATCGTGCAGGATGACCTTCAGCCCGCCGGGAAGCAGGCTGATGTCATCCGCATCGAGTGTGTAAGACAGTATGTTACAGTTTCTGATAAGGTTTGCCAGGTTGAACCATTCCTCGTCGTAGTAGCGGAGCGGTACATCCCTGTCTCCATCCCAGAGTATGATGTGGAGCATGATATCACAGGAAGAAGGCCAGCAAAGAGGTCAGGCACCCGAATATCACAAGTCCGATGTAGACTATGAGGATTGCATCTGATGGGCCCTCCAACTCCGGCACCTTCTGCTGTTGCCCTCCATAGAGATCGTGATCATACGGGCTGCTGTATCCGACTTTCTTGTCCATGGTCTCACTCCTGGTTATTCCTCTTCACTGCCGAATGTAGCCTTCAGATCCAACTCTGACATTTCGAGATACATGTCACTTATGCTCTCTATGATCTCATCTTCTGCCATCTTACACCCTCCTGTTCCATGTCCTTATGACATCCTTCTCGTAATCGGATAGGCCCCATCTATCGATGTAGCTCACTGATGCTCCACAACCCTTGCAATGTATGAACGGGTAGTGTGACCCGAACCCCTCATCACATGAGGAATGGCCGACCACGAGATCCTCGGAGCCACAGAAGGGACAGGGTTTGAGGTCGGTCATCTCTGCATCACCTCAGATTTTATCCTGCATATCTGACCCTCTTTGCTTACATACAGGTCACAGATATTATTCGTAGCAGGTTGCATGTTGAATGCCATGCATTTATTCTTAGTTCCTCCACCTACATAGTGCACAACCCATAATCTGTTACAGGTAAGACAACACTTGTCAGAGGTGCCTTCGCGGATGCGTGTGCGACCTATCTGATATGCCATCGGTTTCCTCTCAGTCATCCTCAGGTGCCTCCCACTTGACGAAGCCTTTCCTGCAGACCTTGCAGTCCGGAGCTCTATCGTCCAGCTTTATCCTGACGTACATCTCAGTAATCTTCGGATATGCTCCGCATCCGTTCTCTTCGGGGCAGTAGAGCAGCTGTCTGCAGGACGGGCCCGCATTGGCGAACAGGACTGGCGCCACTGGCTTCACGAGGGCCAGCATCTTCTCCGCCATCTCACGCATCTCTTTTTGAGCTCTGGCGCATGTACGAAGAGCGAAGAAATGTAAGAGGGATCTCCCATTCATGGTCAGGATGATGTTCGTCTTGGCCCCCTGAGGGTAGAAGTAGCGGATATCCTGCTTCTCGGCCCCTGCACTCTCTAGATGGATGGCCAGTTCGTTGACAGCCTCCTCATACTTCTCTATAAGCTCATTGAGTTCACCGTCGCTGTACGCAAGGTCCCTCTCCAGCGCATCCTCCACGGATTGGGGGATCACCATATCGGTCGGATCCTTGGTCACGTAGCGACCGCTCTGGATGGCGTATGACGCCCCGACGCGGTGTCTGACCAGCTGGATCTCCACGACACGGGAGACGCCCTCGATAGAGAATGTGAACGTGGCGTTCTCTGCAACGCTGGTGTGCCCGCCCTTCAGGGCGTGGACCAGACTGTTCATGTTCTCCACATCTTCAGGTAGCTTGCTCGATATGCAGTTCTTGGCAGCAATGGCACAGACCCTGTCGGGGTCCGGTGTGTGCGCAATCAGTCTGACCTCCATCTCACTCGACCCTCTGCTCCTTCTTCATCTCATTATCCATCTTCATACCCTCCACCTCAGATGTGACCCTTGAGGACGGAGTCGATGATCTCGGTGCAGCGCTTCATGACGATGGGCCTCAGCTTCTCCAGATCCTTGGACAGCCATTTGTCCGTGAACTTCTTCCACGCCTTCTCCACGTCGCCCTCGCCGTAGTCCCCGGCCAGATAGTAGTCGTATGCATGCAGGACATCGTACATGTCGTCCATCATGTCGGCCAGCACGGGATTCTCCCTTCTGACCTCGTTCGCCCAGTCCTTCATCAGATACAGACCTCCCGCATAGCAGCGGTCCGTGATCCCTCCTCCGCTCACAGTCTCATCTCCTTCCACTCAAACGGTTTCCTGCAGATGGGGCACACCTCGTACTCCGCACCGTGCAGGTCAGACACACGTCCCGAGACGTAGTCCACCTGCACGCCGTGGCGCATGATGGCCTTCCTCAGCTCGGGACAGCACATTATCAATCCTCTCATCGTTCTCTCTCCTTCCTGTCTCAGGTCTTGAACCAGATGTGTATGTTGGAGCTGTCCAGATGCTCCGAACGGACCAGCTTCAGGTCCTTCAGTCTCCTCAGCACACCTCCAGTCTTGCTCGAGGATATCCCCGGCACATGCCTTTGGATCTCGTTTGCCGTCACGCCATCGGGATAGGCGCACACCACGTCGTAGACCTCGGTCATATATTTCCCTTTCAGTGATGTCGTCTCGATGCTCATTGTACCGTACTCTCCCAGATCAGTCTGTTCATCCCATATCACTCCTTTCCATCGGCCCTGTCCAGGGCCTCCATCATCCTCTCCATCCTCACGGGACATGTGCGTCCCTTCCTCCCATACCTGGGATGCGTACATGGCGAGTACACCATCGCGAACGGCGTGTCCGTACGCGCATGATAGTACTCGCATCCTCCACACGGATCCTCCATGGTCATCCCATCCTGTCCATGCCCCATATGCGCAGGTCGTACTCCTCGATATCCTTCTGTGTCAGCGGTCTCCACCACTCCATCTGTATGTCGGGTCCATGGGTCACACAGGGCTTCTGCTGACGCTCGCAGGTCTGCCCGCCTCCCTCGATGTAGATCAGACAGGGCTCCTCGCAGCAGCATTTCTCGCAGATCAGCCAGAGGTCACGCATTCCTCTCCCTCTCCTCCCAAGTCCTCTCTATGTCGTTGATGAGGGCGTTCAAGTACCTCGTGTTGATGGACAGGCCCCTCCAGAGGTCCTGCAGGTATACGGAATACGGATGCAGCGGATCATCATAGGGGAAATCCCAGAGCCATTCCTCGGCCTCGTCGATGTTCTCCATCGCCATCTTCAACTGCTTCTGTGCCTTCTTCAGTCCCATCCATTCCATGTTCTCCTCAATACTCATGTTCACACCCTCTTGTTCCACTTGGCCCATGCGTCCTCTATGCTGACATTGGTCTGGACACAGCCGTGGCAGTTCATACAGTCGATACAGAATACGTATCCTCTGGCATCGAGGTACTCCTGCCATGATTTGTAATCGCACCCGTCGTTGTTCGCCTCCTCCATCATCCACTCCTCCAGCATGTCGCCCTCGTCATCGTAGTAGACCTCTTTGAGGTCGATGGATCCGCAGAAGGGGCAGGGCTTCGGCACCTCTCTCAAGGGACAGCCCTCCGTGATGCTGTTATTGCCTATCTCCAGACGGGCCCTCGGGTCCTGGCTTGCCTTCGGGTGGGTACAATGCGCACCCCAACCTCCGTCACCCATGTCCCGGAAGGGACAGTCTTCGCACTTCTTGATCTCATATCTCTCTCCGTCGATCTCTGTAATTCTCATTCCTTCACCTCCCTCAACGGGCAGTTCCTCCCGAAACCAAATGCCGCGGGGATGTCCCCTGCGGGATGATTGCAATGGAATCCGTTACCCTCGTAGTCCACATCTTCGAAGCAGGGGCAATCCTCACAGGAGCTGACCTCCACCTTGTGTCCGTCTATCTCGATGTACCTCATTCCTCCGCCTCCACCTCTGTTTCCCTGATCCTGTTGTTCGCCCTGATCACACTTGTGAGGAGACCATTGACCTTGTGCAAGTCATCCTCTGCAACATGCAGTTCCTTCAACAATATTGCACGGTGCGAGGGATCCATCACAGGATGGTCCGGAGATCCGTTCAATGCCAGGGCGATCTCGACCAGGTCGTCCCTCGCCATCTGCACCTGGGAGATGGCCGTGGCCACCCTGGTCATCATGGTCGCGACGGCCTGTGCCTCGAACTGACCTTTGTCTGTGAAATATCTGTTGTACTGCTTCATTCCCTCTGTGCCTCCTCCTTCTCCATCTTGTCCAGCCTGTCCATGAGCACCACGATGAAGTCCTTTGCACCGCGCATGTAGACATCCTTCACAGTGGTCCTGGGGAACATCCCATTCCATATCTGGAACTCCCTGAAGGACTCCTCCATGCTCTCCTCAAGGCCATCGGACATCGAGGACAGCAGTTCCCTGAGGGCCTTCACGGTCTCCGGACCAGGGGCCGGGGCCTTCTCAGCCCCATTCAGTTTCTCCTCGATCCTGCCGAGGATGAGGACCATGTTGGCCTGACACTTGGCCATGTCACGGAGGTACTCCAAGCACCCTCCATATAGGCTCACGCTCGTCACTGCTCTGCCTCCATCCACATGCTCTCCATCTCATCCTCTTCCAACAGCTCGCCCTTGACGATGGACTGCCAGTTGTCGTCATTGCATGTCTGTAGGGTTCCCTCGGCGATCCTGAACAGTTCACCGGACCACAGACACCTCATGACCTTGCCTTGGGCCATCCTGCCCAGGGCATGGGCGAAGTCCACACACTTGGACTCATCCACGACATAGTTGGCATCGTCGAAGATGAAGTTCTCCGAGGACTTGTCCCAATATCCATGGGTGTAATTATCGATCCACACGACGAGGTCTCCGTTCTCGTCAAGTCTGTACTTGTCGTTGTCGCACATGATGGATTTCCCATCGATCAACGCCTGCATCTGATCCCTTGCGTTCATTCCTTCTCCTCCCTGTCGCATATGTACATGAATATGATGGGTCTCATGCTGAACCCGAACATCAGCTGTATCCTGGCCTTCAGGACACGGGGGTCCACATTGCCGTGGACCCTGCCCTCCATGACGCATGCATCCAGGCCGTATGACCCGAATGCCCTGCAGACATCGTTCCTCTCCGCGATGCTCTCGGCGTCGTCGAGTATGTCCACGCCGACGAACGCCATCTGCCTCACGAAGGAGTCCTGCCCGATCCCCTCCAGACCGGGCCTGTGGACGATCAGCAGCACCTTGGGCCCCTGCTCATTCTGTCCCATCGTCATCCTCCCTGTTCTCCATCTCGGCTCCCATCAGATTGTCTGACTCCTCCTTCATCTGCTTCCTGACTGTCTCCCCGAGATCCCCGCTGATGTCCACCGCCTCTCCGCAGTTCCACTTCCAGATGGCATCCTCTATGCTCTTGGTGGACCCGATGGCCCAATTGCCCTGGACGACGAAGAACTTCCTGCCGACCCTGTTGAGGTAGTCTGGATAGGACTCTCCCTCCTCACCCTCGGCGAAGTAGTCGCTGAATGTGTGATAGTCCCTACCATCCTCACGCGGGTCTATCATGATAGTCACACAGGGTACGTGATAGGGAAACATAGCCCTGTCCTCGAACGACCTGATGGTGTTCAGAACATCCTGAAGATCTCTGCTCGCCTTCTTCCTCGCCTCGGGCGTGTCCTCGATCATTCCTTTCCCTCCGCATCCATGAGCTCTCTGAGGCCCATACGATACAGGGCGTCCAGCTGCTCATAGATGGACTTGATCTGCTTCACCCTGTCCTCATCGCCTTCGATGGTCTGCGCATATGGCAGTGCCCAGGTCATCCCATCCATCGCCATGTGCGTGTATGTCTGCACCGTCGTCAGCGCCATGAGGTCATGCGTCCTGCGATCTATCATTCCTCATTCCCCTTCTTCATCTTCTTCTTCATCTTCATCTCATCCTCGAACGCCACCTTGGCGAACACGCACCTGCGACAGTCATCTGCACAGGTGATCTGTGTCAACTTGCATGTCCAGCCATCGTGGTGATCGTAGAGTTTGTAGTACTGATACATCTCATCACTCATCGTCCTCACTCCTCTTCTTCCAAACGTTCATCTCATCCATCCTCGAACCAGCTCCTTCCGGCCCTGTCGTCGGACCTTCACATGGTCCGGACTCCATGGTCATCATGCAGACCCATCCCGAGTAGGGATCGACGATCCTGTAATACCTGTTCCCCGTGTCGCTCACCTTCCCTTCCCCAGGTCTTCATAGGAAGCTCCCCATCCACTCGTAGTACATGACGCCCAGCCCGACGAGCCATGTCACGGCCAGCCAGTCCGGTCCGTCGCAGACGACCAATGTGGCGATATTGGTGAGACAGATCACGATGCCTATGGCAAAGATCCTCTCCATGTCGATATAGTCAAACCTCATGACGATCCCACCCCTTCCTCCCCTTGAACCTCTCCCTGCGGGCGACGCTCTCGTAGACACGGCCCTTCTCGAACCCTTCGCGGAACGCCTTGGCACAGCTCTCGCACAGGCGGATGGCCCCGCCCGGCAGCTCGTGGTCCGACTGACGCGAACAGTATGTGCACTTCATTCCTCGCCCTCCTTTTTGCGGTAGCATGTGCATTTCTTCCCCGTGTTCATTCTATCCCATCCGATGGTGACCTTCGCACCATCTGGGGACGTCACCCTCATCCTCTCGCATTTCACGATCATGTCACCGTTGAGCAGTGTCACGGGCTCGCTGACCCTGTGCGCGCAGTGCATGCACCCGAGGTGCTCCTCGAACATACCGCAGGTGTGGACCCGGGCCTCCAGGACCTCGATGATGGGCCTGTTCATGAACCTGCACGTCAGTCTGTCGACGCCACCGAGGTCTTTGCACACATATGAGTGCACACACCTCTCGCAGATCCTGTACTTAGGCATCGCCTGAGGGGGCACCTCCTCCGCACGGCTGACCGGAGTGACGGGTGCGGGCTCCACGGGAGCATCCCCGTGCAGATCCTTGGTGTAGCGGTCGAATCTCCTTCTCAGCTACCAGCCCTTGAGACTCATGGACACTCCTCCACCGCATGGGACTCCACCCACGCCTTCACCCTGTACAGGGCCTCCTTCCATCCCTCGTCGAAGTCGACCGTGGCGAACAGACACGCCTCCTCCAGTTCACTGATGAACTCCAGCAGGCCGTTCTCGTCGATCATGCTCCCTCCTCCACGGGCGTGACGGGCCCCGTCCCGCACACCGGGCACACCGCCGTCGATCTGTGGCAGATGCACCTGCACCTGTTGCACGTCCACGTGAACATCACTGACCCTCCAGCATGGCCGCCAGCTCGTAGGCCTCGTCGTGTGTCAGGGTGGCCCTGACCTGCCCGTCCCCGACCATGGCGACCCTGGCGCACAGCCCCATGAGCTCATCGCACCATGGCGACACGGTCACCAGCCCGCCGTCACCGCCGAACACGCAGACGGCCTCGACCCTCTCCTCCACGGTGCCCCTCAGCGTCCTCGCCAGCCTCTCCGGCCCGTCGACCCTCAGGCTCACGCTCTGTCCGTAGGGCTGGCCCTTCATGTGCAGGACCCCGTCCCTGACGCCCACCCAGGCGCCCTCCATCGTCATCATCTCACTCATCGTCCTCACTCTCCAACGTGACCCTCACGACATCTCCCCTGTCCAGGCCCATGCGTCTCATCTCCCTCGTCACCACCAGCGTCAGGCTGTGGCCCGACGACGTGACCTCCTTGTCCACCGTGATCCTCATCTCTCCTCGCCCCTGACCCTCGCCGTGGCCCTCGTCTGCCTTCCGTCATGCCACCACCCCGCGTGGAGCGTGGACATCACGGCGTCCGTGTCCTCCTGCTTCAGCCTGCCCTTCAGGCCGATGATGGCCAGGGGCCCCGTCATGAGCACGTCGCCATCGGCGGACACCATGGTGGGCCTCTGGTCCTCCGACGACCCGTATACCACGCAGTCCCTGCCTCCGCACCTCAGGATCCTCATGCTCAGGGGCATCGTCTGGGGCAGAGACAGCGCCTCGGCCAGCGATGACAGCGTCAGCGTCACCTCGGAGTCCCACGCGCCGTCCACCGGGTCCACGCGGACACAGGGCACGGTCAGTCCCCACATCCTCTCTGTGATGGGTCTGCCGTCTGACACGGCATTCAGATCTATTGTCTTCTCTTTGGGCATCATTATCAACCTCATATCGTGGAATAGCATACATGTATTAAAGGGTTTCTATCACAAAGGGAACACCTGCCAGGGGGCCCGTGCCGTCGGCGGTGACCATGCAGAGCCTGGGCAGGGGGTTGCGCAGGCCGTCGCCCTGGCATGGTATGTCCAGCGACAGGCACGACGTCGACAGAGTGGCGGTGTCGGGGAGGGGCACGGACAGGCACGCACGGGGCGACGTGTCGCGCTCGGGGAAGGCGAGCCATGCGAGGTACGGCATCGACGGCGGCTGCGGCATGGTGGGGACGGGGGACACGGGGTCACGGACCTCGGGCGTCGGGGTGGCGGCACGGGGGTGGTCGGAGAGGAGGAAGCGGTCGAAGGAGAACGTCCTCCTCTTGCATTCGGAGATGGGTTGGACGATCTCCGTGAAGGGGGGTTGGGAGAGGATGGCCTTGACACGGTCAGATATTTCCCTAGTTCCATATAGGGAAATGCCATATAAAGATGGGTTCACCTCGGGCGATTCCTTTCCAGGATAAACAGAGCCGAAGTTATCCTGATGAGGAACGGAGAGGGTGTTATCACAAATAGGATAATCATGGAGGGTGTTAGTACATTCAGGAAAGGAGGGGTCGAAAGAGGAAGAAACAATAGTGGAGGTATTTGGAGAGGTTGATGATTGAAAACTGGCATTAGTTAAGGTGGCACCTTTACTAATCAACGTCGTGCCTTTATTCCTGGACCAATATTCAGCTCCAAGCTCGTCGAACCACCAGAGTCTGCACGCCCTGGCGCCCAGGCACATGGACATCAGCACGTCCATCGGTCCGGTTCCTGCATATTCGTATTCATCCAATTCTGTAGATGATGGTATCTTCCCCACCCTCCCCAGCCACACTTTCGTATCGGTCAGCGCGCCGGGATCGATGGTCCATATCTCTGTACGGCATTCGTCGTACATCACTTCGAGTACTCCTCTCTGCATAGTATCACCAAAAGGGAAGGGGTTTGAATGTAAAGGGTTTATCTCGACTGGCTCAGGAAGACGGGGTTCCTCTTTCCCACACAGGCCTCCTCCACGGTCCATCCTCTGGAGATCCTGGCGTTGAACGTCGACATGGACACACCGAACTGTTCCGCCAGCTGCTTCCTCGTCAGCACGGGCCCCTTGCCCTCCACACGATAGTACTTGGACTTGGACGTACCGAGGACCAGTGTCCTACCCTCACGCTTCGCCATGGGTCCGTATCCCCACTCCAGGCTCTCGAACCTCGCGACGATCCCTGTGACACCCTCGGGACTGTGTCCCACCGGTGCGTCCGCACGGGACACCAGGACCATTCCTGTGTAGTACGCCTGCGTCTCCGTCAGATTCCTCCTGCTGCCCTCGGTGGGATCTATGACCTCGCCGTTCATCCACTTCTGGAACGTGGGCCAGTCCCTCATGTCACGGGAGATCCCAAGTATGGGGTACGGGCTGCCGTCCTCCTGACACCTCCAGTTGAGGGGGTTGGCGATCTCCACCAGGTCGCACCAGATCCTGTACGCCTGCATGTCCTCGGGAGCCACGAGGAGACTGGTGGGCATGGTGTGCCCGGCGATCTGCAGCCTCTTCCTGCAGCCTGCGGCACCGCACGACCTGGAGCTGCCGTTGCTCAGTGCGGCACCTCTGATGTCCCTCTCGACACCGCAGTCGCACCTGCATCTGTAGACGGATCCGTGGGCGTCCGTCCTGACCCATCCGAGGACGGTCCATCTGCCGAATCTCCTGCCGGTGAGGTCCCTGAAGGCGCCTCCGTGGAGGGACTCCCTGTCCTCGTGCTCCTCCAGCTCGATCGCGACCTCAAGGTCCAAATCTTCAATATTGTTGTCACGGGTGTCTGCACCCCTGCTACATACTTCACATTTCATGCTTTTTCCTCCTATGATACTTGACAAGTATCAGGCCCAATCAGAGATAGATGACAGAGTACCTCACATCCGTGCAACACTCAATGTAACCTATTTCCGACCTTATACCCTCGATATCCCCAGTACTATTTAAAACCGTGTAACCTATCAAAAATCGGTACTGATACTTCACTTATACAGGTCAATATGTATTCAACGTATTTCACTACTCAATGTAATACAAATCCTCACCAATGTATAGTGTATAGCATTTGTATCAGTACAATGAAGTATTCAGAAATGATGCTACACAACTTATCTTATTTTGCAATAACTCATGCAACAACTTATCCTTTCCCTCCTATTCTACCTCTTATTCTACTATCTACTAATATAGTATTATACTAATTACTTACTATACTATATAGTTATAATAAGTTATTACAAGATATAATAAGTAAGTGTAGCATAAATGGGGTATTTGGGAAAAGATTCCATATAGGAGTCAATACAATGGAATAGGGGCGGATTATAACATGGTAATACCCTCTACAGGTCTTTATAGGGGAACCCCCCTTTTTGCTACATACTTTAAATCCGTGCAATAACTCATGCAATACGCCCTTTTCCACCGTCTCCGGACACCATCCCCGCCTCTCCGATCGCGGCAGCTCCGACCCACCCCTCCTCCATCCTGCGGCATCTCCCCTTACCCCCTCCGTCATGATCCCGGGATCACCCCGTCACCCTGACACGGCGTCCGTGTCCGGTCACGTGTCCGCCGACCTCCGCGCCGACGGCGGCCGTTCCCCTGGAAGGATATTGTTCCCCCGGAATGGCACCTGGAATCGCTCAGGTGCCATGTGGATGGTCGGCAGGTGTCCCAGACCTGCCATGGGTATCAAGTGTCTCAAAACGAAAGGGAAAGGGGTTTGCGAGGAGATGGGGAGGAGGCTCCCCCTCCGTGGTCTACCGGATGGCTCCGCACTGCACGAGGATCCGCCAGAACAGGGGGCCCTCCATCACACCTCCTCCTGATGCTCTCTGACCCATGCGGTCATCCTGCGGACGGCACAGCTCCATCCCGCATCGAACCCGTCCCAGACATCAGGAGACTCTCCATCCAAGGTATCGAGGTATTCCGGCAGCTCCCTCGCATCGACGATCATCAGAACATCTCCCCGTTCTCCATGGCATCGTGGATCTCCCTCAGCCTCTCCTCCTGCCTGCGGTGGAACTCCTCCTCTGCGAGGTCGCAGCAGATGTCCTCCACGGATGCGAGGGCCGCGAGGTATCCCTCCCTGAAGGAGGGGGAGAAGGAGGACGAGCCCTCCTTGAGCCTGAGGATCCTCTGATGGAGCTTTCCCTCCGGGATCATTCCATCTCCTCCTCGTTCTCGTACTCGAAGTCCCCCAGCCTCTCGACCAGCCCGGGGCAGGTGTGGCCGTAGTCATCCCACTCATCGGCCATGCGGTCGAGGGCGCAGTCCACCAGCACCTTCGGGGTCAGGCCGTTGCCCATCATCACATGGGTCAGGGCCATGTCCCTGAGATCGTCGGCATCCAGTATGTCGAGATACTCCCCGACCAGCTCCCTCAGCAGCTGCGGGTTGTCCAATATCTTCCTGGCGGCCCTGTGCTGGACCCCCAGCTCCTTCCCCTTGTAGTAGTACATCAGGCCACCTCCTTACAGGTGTGGTCGTCGGCGTCCACGACCTCCCACTCGCCGTCGAGGTATTCGTCGAAGCAGAGCAGGAAGCACACCGGCTCCCATATCTCTCCGGGCTCGATGCGCTTCCCGTCCTCGGTGAGACAGACGCACTGCAGGCACATCTGGTCGGCGTCGGGGTTGAGGACCACCCTGACGAGGTGGGGGTTTCCGCCCGAGGTGTCGGGCGTGACCCTGACGGTCTCCATGTTCAGGACATGCCTCATTGCTTCCCTGAAGTTCATGCCATCACCTCCTTGTACTGTATGAAGAGGGGTCTGTCGTCCATCTCCGCCGTCTCGTTCTCATGGAGCCTCAGTCCCTTCACGTCATCCATCACCTCGGTCATGAGCGTGGCATGGGGCTTCTCGGCGGTCAGGATGTCCCACAGGGCATCCCTCGCCTCGTCGGGGTTGTCGTAGCGTCCGCAGATCCATTCCAGGGCCAGGTCGCGCCACTCCGGGCAGAGCCTGTCGCAGGCCTCCATCAGGTCGTCGACGGTGGCATTACCAGGTAGGGTGGCCACATGGGCCCCCCTGACGATGACCCTCCAGGAGTATGCCTTGGGATCCAGGCACATGAAGAACATCCTCTCGGCGTTGTCGCACTCCTCCGCCCTGGTGCGGAGCTCGTCGGCTCTGCGTCCGTCCCCGTTCATGACGGCCAGACGGATGTTCTCATCCAGGACCTTCCGGCGCTCACTGATGAGGCGGTGGAGGCGGTCGATGTCCATGGTCTGTTCGATTCTTTCATTCTGTGTCATGTTTGTTACCTCTGTATCGTAGAATGTAATTCGTTTATTAAAAGGTTTCTATGGTATGGTGGCCCCTCACTCGTAGGGGCATTCTCCCCTCGGGAAGCACCCGAGGCACATGGAGCATGGGCGGAGCGTGTGTCCGCAGTGTGGGCAGGGGCTCTCCCGGTACGCCGGGATCACCGACTCCTCACCGCACTCCGGGCACCACTCCCACGTGCTCGCGTCGGGGTACTTGGAACGGAGCTCGCGGAGCTGCAGCTTGGAGATCACCGCCGGGTGCAGGACCTCGGGAGGGAGGAGGCTCATGGGTCCTCCGTGTCCTCGGCGAGGAGATGGGCGCGGACGATCTCCACGCAGACGGATACTCCCTGTGCGTAGCCGTCCATCCAGCTCAGGCCGTCCGTGTAGGCCTGCTCCAGCTCGTCCCTGGCCTCCTCCTGCTCCCGCAGGAGCCTGCGGTACATCTCGGAGAGGGTCATGCGACCACTCCCCTGCCGTCAAGGTAGGCCGAGGCGCTCAGCACCTGGTCGAGCGCGTACCAGAGGAGGTCCCTCAGCGTGGTGTCCTTCCCGTACTGGAAGATACCGCCGTCGAAGTCGACATATGTCGAACCCTCCAGGACGAGGATGTTGTAGTACACGGCCCCGTAGAGGTCGGGGTTGGAGTCGTAGTCGGTGTCGTCGTCCTCCCACTCGTGGATGTCGAGGATGACACGGCCGTGGTCGCAGACGAACGCCTTGTCGTTCCACACGGCGTCCGACCGGAGCACTCCGCGCTCCTCGCTGTCCGCGAGGCGGATGTTGTTGTCCGAGAGCTCCAGGCGATGGAGCCTGCCCCAGACGTGTGTCGTGTCCTTATCAACTGTTGTAGGTTGCATGTTTATACCTCAGATTGTAGAATGTAAGACGTTTATTAAAAGGTTTGGGTGGTTGTTGGTGTTCACTCGTCGTCTCCCCAGTCCTCGGTCTCGGCCTGACACATGCTGTAGAGCATGGGGTCGAGGAGGCCCTCGGACGGCTTGATGCGCTCGAAGCCGTTGTCCTTGAAGATGGAGCCGTAGTCGAATCTCTGGACGAGCTCGTAGAGCTCCTCGGCGGTCTCGGCGGGGAATCCCTCCTCTTCGGTATCTTCGGCGCACTGGTGGACTGCCATGGCGCACAGGATTCCCTGGAGGCGCAGGACGAATCCCGCGCCGTATCTGTCCTGCAGGACGCCGAGCGGCTGCTTGCCGTCCTCCAGGAGGGAGGCATAGGCCTCCCTGGAGACGTGGGTGAGTGCCATCATTCACTCCACCTCCTGCTCGTCGGCGATCTCGGCGGTCCAGAAGACCGTGTAGTCGAAGGGGCACTCCATGCGGAGGTCCCATCCGGGGACGATGACGTCGCCCTCGATGGACTCCACGTCGTACCACTCCGATCTGTGGGTAAGGTTGGTCTCGATCTCGGCGTAGACCTTGGTCTCTCCGCTGGTGGCGGAGAAGCCGAGGGCGAGAACCGGCACGCCGTTGTCGAACCGGAGCGTCTTGTGTCCGGGGAGATACCAGAGGTTGTCCTCGGGGTCGATCTCCATGAGCTGATCGTTGAGGGTCGCGGCGACCCTGTCCGGCTTGTATAGGTTCAATCCTACCATAGAATTACCTCCCGCCATGTTGCGTGTGACCGCGGCCGGACTATGGCGGTTCGTCCGGCTTACGCGTCGCCCGGGATGACCCGCCCGGGCACGGGCGGGGGAGCGGTGGCTCCCCTAAGATGTTTCAGTCGTCCTCTGCGTCGTAGGCTGCGATGAGTGCTCTGGCCTCCTCGAGATATGCCTCGCATCTGCCGTCGGTGATCGCCTTCTCCAGGCAGTCGCGCCAGCAGTCGTCGGGGTCGGTCTGCATGTGCGTGATGCACTGCTCGCCCCAGTGGTCGAAGTAGTCGACTCCGTAACCCTTGTAGTAGTACCCTCCGTCGATGCCGCAGCCCCATTCTTCCTCATAGCCATTAGCCCTGAGGTTCCAGAGGTCGCAGAGGTAGGGGATGGAGACGAAGAGCCTCCCTGCCTCATCCCTAGTCACCCCAACGGTGACATTGCGGCCTGCCAGGGTCTCGTGGGGTCTCCAATAGTAGTCGGCCGTCCAGGGGCATTCGCCCTCGATGGTGACGTAGCAGAACCCGATGTAGTACTTGCTGACGTACACATCTGTGATGGTCGCGCAGTCCTGCCATGTCCGAACCACGGCGTACTCGGGGTCGCGGTCGTTGATGATATCGCAGACCCTGCGCATGTTCTCGATGTTCTCGGTCTCTCCGTCAAGGATTATCCTGAACTTACACTTGTTTGCCATGTTCATACCTCTTGTGACCTTCGCTGTTTCCCAGTCGGAGTCGGTCATGCTCCGATTCCTGGGCGACCGTTCCCCCTCCCTGTGGGAAGGGGATGGTCGGTTGTAAGGGGTTTGGGAGGGAGTCCTCAGAACTTGTAGCCTGCCTGTAGCATGGGCTCGATGTAGCCCGAGCCCATCTTGGCGGAAAGGTCATCCCACAGGTGCTCGTTGGAGCTCCCGAATACCGAGTGGTTCATATGCCACAGCAGCACGAACAGGGCGATCTCCTGCACCTCCTCGCTCTCATCGAAGAGCTTTTCATTGAGGGCGATCACCTTCATGAGGATGCTCGATACCCCGGGTGAGGAGGTGTTGGCATTGCTGATGACCAGCGTGGGCATCTCGCCCTCGGTGAGCCCCTTGGCGGTGAGGCGGTCATAGACTGCCTTCACCCTGCCGTCGTCATTCCTCATGGTCCTGTGCCTACAGACGAATGTCTGGGCGTGCCTCTGGGAGAACTCGGGGGCTGTCAGTGTCCTGATGACCCCTTCGGGGTAGCTGGAGGGTATCCCATTTATCTTCCTGAAGATGCTATCAAAGAAGGGCTCTGCGTCGGCGTCGTCGATGTCGAGGAGGTAGTCGGAGACGGAGAACTGGATCCACCTGTAGGATCTCTTCCACCTGAGCTTGAAGTCTGCGTATCCGACGATCTCGGCCTCGACTGTGTCGTAGCCGTACTTTGCGCCTGCTGTCTGTGCTGCCTGAACCATCACGTTTGCGTCCATTTGAATTACCTCTTATTCATATCGGTATGAAGGGGTTTGAAGGAAGGGTGTTTCAAAGGGTGGTGAATGCGTACTTCTTCGGTCCGTGATAGCGCAGGGCTATCCTCTTGACCTTGGGGTCCGCAGCCGGATAGTCGTCATGACTTCCGTCGGTGTAGCCGGGAGGACACTCCCCGATGTAGACATCGGATGTCCTGTCCTCCTCCCTGATGAGATGGTCCTCGGTGCCTCCTCTGGAGAAGACATACTGAAGGTTGTCGGGTATTGCGCCCGAGTCCTCCAGCTCGTGGAACATGCTCACCATCTTGGTGTAGCAGTAGAATGTTGTCCTGGGGTGCCTGGCGATGGTTGCGAACCATCTGGCGGTGTAGTCCTCGTCATAGAAGTCCCCCGATCCGTGGATGCGGATCATGAGCTTCCTATAGGATCTGTCCGCCTGACACTCTAGGACGGTGAGCTCTGCGTCGAGCTGCTTCCAGAGCGTACCGTTGAGGACCATGACTAGGTTCTCCTTGTACGCGTTGGCGGCTGTGTCGCAGGCCATCCTGCCCCTCTTGCCGTAGCATCCTATCGCGCATGCCTTGGCGTTGGGGCAGGTCATGGCGCATGGCGGGATGTTGAACACCCTGATCATGAGGTCGGGGTGCTCCTCCTCGGTCTTCTTGACCTTGAGGCTCTCCGCCCCGCCGAGTGCCCTCTGGAAGGACATTAGAGCACCTGCCCGAGTCTGCCCTGAGCGTCGATGGGCTGTGCCTTGATTCCCAGGGTGGACCTGCGGCTCTCCGTGAACCAGAGGTTCTCGTTGCCGGGGGAGTCGATGCCGTGCATGGTGCCGACCCATTCGCCGTTCTCGGCGATGATCACCTGAACGGTTCCCGCCGTGTGCGCCTCCCGGTATGCTCTCTTGCGCATACCCATCGGCGTCATGATGAGTCCGAGAACATCATTGGTCTGCTTGCCGTCCTGACCCTTGCGGGTCACCATCATAGAATACATGTGGTGTGCCATGTTCATACCTCCATTTGCCCCTAAAACTCATCCGTAGGCGGTCGGGTGCATTCCCGCCTATTCCGGGTCGGGGGGTTGGCCCCCCCTGTGTTTCATTCGGTTGATGCCTGCCAGACATCGAACAGGGTCAGAGAGTCGTACTCCCCTTCCGCGTCCTCGAAGGCATCCCTGTAGTCTCCGGCGTTCCACATCCACCTGCCCTTGTACTGGAAGATGGTCTTTCCGACAACTCCCCTGCCGGTGTTCTCACTCTTTCCGAGAGCGATGAGCCGTCCCATGGCATCGAACCCGACCTTGACGATGTCAAAGCCTGCGTTCTCGATGGTAGTGGTTGTCTCGAGAACCTTCAGGGTCTCGAATGCGGTCATCATCCTCTCTCCGTTGTATGTCATTACCATTCACATACCTCCAAAAAACTGCCTCCCAGCAGTGGCGGAGCCCCAACTTGCGCTGGGGACTCTATCGGCCTCTGGGCGTGCGTCCGTTCCCCCTCCCCCTAGGGAGGGGGCAGGCCCCTCATTGTTCAAGTCCGAAGTTGTTTTTTCAGTCATAGTATGCCGTCTCGATGAAATCACAATCGACCAAGTCGTAGTCGTAGGTTGTGAACTCATCTAAAAGGAGATATCCCAAGTCATTCTCGGATGCATCCTCGAAGTTGTGCCCCGCGCATCCAGCGATCACCTTGAAGTGTAGGCCCTTCTCATCGGAATAGATCCGATAGTCTGTATCCTTGAAGTATTCCAAGAAGTCCGCCGTGGTCTTGATGTCGAAGGCCCATGTGAGCCACCTCTTCAGTTCGGCGGTCTTATCCACTACATCGTTTCCGATGTCGTAGGTTGCTATCACTACATAGGTCTTATAGTAGATATCGACGCTGTATCCCATGTCCATTACCTCTTTCAGTTGCCCTTTAAAATCATCCGTGAGAGTCGGGCTTACTCTCATTCCGGGGCGGGGGGTTTTGCCCCCCTTGGTTTATTTAGGCCTTGGTCTCAATCCATGCGGTCTTAACCTGCGTGGAATGTGCCTTTATGAGTGTGGCGAATTGAACCTCATCCTTATCTGCGAATATCGCCGAAGGGTCGAACTTACCCTTCTTGTTAAAGATGCGGTCTAGGTTCCTTGAAAATGCCTGCGGGTCTGCCCGAATGATTGAAGGGACATCGTAGATAATCTCTATTCTCTGCTTGAGACCACCATTTTCTGTGTGGTATTCGGTCTTTCCGAGAGCATCGGCGCAGTCCTTTATAGGCAGGCTGTCGACGATTGCGTCGTATGACTTCATGCGGGTATCAAGTTCCTTGTACTCACTCTCTCCGCGGAAGTCATGCTTGAACTTGAGACTCTCGGAGATAATCGTAGTCATAGCCTTCATGCGGTTCTCCTGCCCGTTAAGCTTGGATGCCTGCTTGAATGCGTTGTTCAATTCGTCCACGCGTGCCTTGTACATTGCTATGTCCATGTTTCATACCTTCTTTATGCCGACCGTATGGGCTGGGCTATCGGCTTTGATATTTCCCAGCTCTCCATTGGTCGGCGGACGGCGTGCATGGGTGTAACCATGCCCGAACCCGACCGCCGATTATGGCGAGGTATTGCGCACGAATGTGCGCATGGTATGAACTATCGAACGTCGGACAACGGACTTGCCATAACACGCTGGCAGTGATGTACACCTTTGCACATCGTCCTGCATGGATTCCCATGCCGTCCCCATCGTACTCCTAAACGCTATCAGTGTTAGGTGTCGGTGCGTGTCCCCGACAAATACCCCATTGACGGCTGGAATATATAAAGGTTATGGTGTTGGCATAAAGGTATATTTTATAGGGAAAAAAGAAAAAAAAAATATTTTTTTCCGCTTTACGGAATCGAAAATCGGATTTCGGGAGGGGTACCGATTTTGCACCATATCCCCCAAAAGTGACCTAAATATAGGTTCATTCGAGTGAAATCCCCCACGATCTCCCCATCTCGGAATCCCCCTCATCCCTCATGGTCCCTGTTCTGTGCAACCATCTGCCCGTTCTATGCGATCCCCTGCCCGTCCCCTGCAATTTCCTGCAACCATCTGCCCATATTTCCCCACAAAATACTATGAAATCCCCTCCCCTCAACCTATATATAGCCAAACCAACATGTCTCATCCGACACGGAGCTCAGTCATCCCCGACACGGTTCCGAGGGTCCGTGTCGCCCAGAAGTTCCCTCGGAACCTATATATTGTCCTACCTGTATGTCCTTCTCAGACACGGGGTTATCAACCAGGCCCGTCGGAGGGCCCGTGTCCGGGTTCGCTTGCTTCCCTTGAACATCCCTCCGGCGGATGACCTATATACAGCTTCGTCCATGCACCATCGGCAGGTTATGCTCCGTCTATCGGCCCGGGACGCACCTGCCCCCCGTCAGCAGCGCCCCGGACCTCACAAGCTATATATTGCCCTGACAATATGTTCACCCATGGATGATACGAAGGTCATCATTGACACCAGGTCCCTGTGCGCCATCCCGGCGGTGCTCGGACCCATCACCCGTGCGGCCGACTTCCGTCCCGACGGAGAGGGCTGGACCGTGTTCGCCTACTCCGCCGCGGGGGACCGTGCCGTGGAGATCAGACTGCCCGCCAACGCCTTCCGTGAGTACGCGGTGCCGGCACCGTTCTCAGTCGACCTGGTCGACCTGGACAGGCTCTGCTCCATGGTCAAGGGTACGACGGATGTCGAACTTTCGATAGGACCGAGGATCGTCGCCAGGGCAGAGGGCGTGAGGGTCACCATCCCCTCGGAGCCCTTCGGAGACGACGGCAGGAAACCGCCGTCCAAGGCCGTGGAGAGGATGGACTTCTCCGCCGAGGCCGTCGTGCAGCCGTCGCGCTTCTCCATGCTCTTCAAGGCATCGGACCCCAAGGCCGTCGACGCCTGTGCGGTCGTGCTGGACGAGAGGGGACTGACACTGGACGCCACCAACGAGGACGCGGGCAAGGGTGTGGCCATCACCGTGCCTGCGGAGGACATGACCACCGATGGTTCGGCGAGGGCCGTGTACGCGCTGGCGGGACTGAAGGGTCTCTTCGCGGCAGTGCCCGGTGACCCCCTGTGCGACATGAGGTTCGGCACGGACTATCCGCTCACCATGGGGTTCAAGGTCGGGTACCTGGACGTCCTGTACCTCATCGCCCCGAGGATCGAGATGGAGTGAGAGGATGGAGGACAGGATCGTGCTCTGGTGCCAGTGGTGCAACATGTACTACAGGACCACCAGGGAGGCCTACACCGGGCTCTGTCCCAGGTGCGGCAACGTGGCAGCGAGGATGAGGTGCACCAGGTGCGGCACGCAGTGGAACCTGAGGGATATCCAGAAGCTCCCGAAGACGTGCCCGGGGTGCGTCTCGCCGTATTATTTAACTCTAAGAACAAGGAAGATGCCCGTGGAGAGGATGGCCAAGAGCAAGGAGAGGAGGTCGTCGGACCTCCCGGAGTTGAAGTTGATGGAGGATGAGAAGCTATGAGCAGGTATGAAGTGGAAGCGGTGAAGCTGATAGAGAAGAGGGGCAAGGTGTACGCCGAGAGATGCACCGACATGGACCGTGTGTTCGGCAACCCCGTGCATGCGGTGGAGTACATGGACACCATGTCCAAGATGTCCGACGCTGTGTTCGGCTGGACCGTGAAGGAGGTGCCCGAATGAACATGATGGATATGATCGAGGAGGCGCAGGAGCTCTGCGAGAAGGCCAGGGCCTCAGTGGCGACGGAGGACTGCATGGACGCCGCATACAAACTGTGCGACCTGCAGGTCCTGCTGGTCAGGATGGAGTACGAGGCCAAGAGGGATGACATCGTCGTCACCCAGAAGGAGAACCTTAATTCCATCCCCGTCGTGTGTCCGTCCCCTGTGGATCCTGCGGGGACGCCCGGGATCGGGTACGTGTACTCGGGGCAGACCACCGTATCCGTGAAGGAGAACCTTAATTCCATCCCCGTCGTGTGTCCGTCCCCCGCGGAGATGATGCATGAGGGCGGGTACATGGAGCCCAGACAGGCGACCGTGTCCGAGCCGAGGTTCGACAACCAGCCCAACCCCGCACCGACGGTCACGGAGATCCCCGACCTGAACGGCACGCCCACCGTCACCGAGGAGGTTGGCGAGATCGGGTCGGTGGAGGGCGAGGTCTCCGAACCTACCATCACCGACCTGAGGGACGAGGAGATCCCCCACACGTCCGAGGTCACCGCAGGTTCCAGATTCACGCTCGGTGGCATCTTGGGGAGGCACTGACGTGTCCGACGTGGGGTACAAGGTCACGGTGACGCAGGTGGGCGGTGCGGAGATCGCCATGGAGCTGTTCTCGGCACAGTCCGACGCCCAGGCCTTCATGGACTCGTTCCTCAGCGAGGGGAGCATCCTGGACGGCATGCCCGGTGCGTACACCGTCACCATGGACGAGCTGTTCCGCGGGTCGTGGGTGCCCGTGGCGAGGAAGCTGGTGAGATCGTGAGCCCGAGGGTGTCCAAGCCTAAGAAGGAGGCGGAGCCCAAGCGTGAGGTGCTCATCGTGGTGTCCAAGGAGGACGCCATGTCCTCCGCTCCGGCAAGGGCGAGGATGAGCGAGATAATGCTCATGCTCGCATCGGAATGGACCGGCGGGGAGTATCATGACGGCAGGTACACCTACGTCTTCCGCGGTCCCCTGCCCAAGGGCGACGTGAGGTGGGCGTTGGACGAGGTGTTTAAAAAACATGACCTTTATAACGTACCTTCGAGAACGGCGTCGCAGAGACTCGCATCCGTGCTTGCGGAGGAGCTCAAGACCCTGCCCGAGGCGGGGGAGATGTTCGGCACCGCGGTGATCCGCACCATGCTGGACCGTGTGTACGCCAGATACGACATCATAGGTGAAGAAGATGGCAGCAGCTAAGAAGAAGACGCCCGCACCGACAGAGACCGAGACGACAGAGCCCGCACCGGCTCTGGCACCCACGCCCGCGCCCCTCGACGGATTCACACCCTCTGAGATAACAGAGCCCGCGCCCGTGACGGACGACGGGGAGCTCAAACAGGCCATGCTCAGACTGCTCAAACAGCGCAATCTCAGGTGCTCCGTGCCCACACTGGTGGACTTCAGGATGAAAGGGTCCCAGAGGAGAAGGTACACCATCATCGACGTGGACAGGGACACCATCGAGGCGGTGTGGAGGCTGTGGTGCGAGGCGAAAGGTTCATATGACCATGAGGCCTTCATCCTCATGTTGCATGATGTCATGGAATCAGGTCTTCCCAGGGTTTTCCGCCAAGTGGACCCCCTCAGGCTTGAGGACTGACACGGCAAAGCCACGCATTGCTTCATGATAAACACCTTTCGGTCCGCCGGATGGGCCCGAGCGCGTCCCATCGTCGGTAACTCCGACGCTCGGGGAAGGGCGGACCTCATTTCCACCCTTTTTATACATACAACCTTATCCATGTCACATGACAGATCAGGACGATGACTACAAGCCGGACTTCAGGGAAGCGGCCAAGAGAGGCATCATAGATCTCTCCGAAAACGATGACTGGGATGAGGCCGAGGATATTTCCGAGCCCATCCCCCATAGGACGCAGGGAAAGCCTTACAATAACGTTCCTGACAATAGCTTCCCCACCCCCTATTCCGAAGGTGCAAGACCGTGGGAAACCAACACGGGACCTCAGCAGGGGTTTCGTGAGTCGACGGGTCTGCGTGAGGTGGATCAGCCTCCGAAGGAAAAGGGGCAGGAGGCCGAGGGTGAACCGGAACAGAAACCGCAGTCTACAGGGCTCCGTGAGAAGGATGAATCGACGGGTCTGCGTGAAAAGGACGAATCGACAGGGCTCCGTGAGGGTACGGAGCAGGCAGGCCTTCGCGAGAAGGATGAATCGACAGGACTCCGTGAGGATGCCGATGGCGTCATGCCCGAGCTCGAGGGCCCCGTCAAGGGCTCCGTCGTCGAGGACAGGAACGGTCAGCTCTCCGGCATGGACAGCCCCGATCTCGCCTATCGCTACATGGAGAAGGTCGGCTCCGCCATAGCACAGGCCGCGGCGGAGATGGGCGGGTCCATGGTCAGCAGGGGGTGGGACTTAGCAAGTGACATCGTCAGGATGACGTTCACACAGCCCCACGCTATGTCGTCCACGTCGAGGATGATCGGCACGGCCATGGGCTCACTGGAACTGGCGGGGGACTTCGCCGACAGGGCCGCGCAGAAGTACGGCGTGAACATCCAGCAGGACCCCGAGCTCATCAAGGACACCATCAAGTACAAGCTGTACAAGCGTGAGGCTCAGCAGGCCAACGGTGTCGTGGGCAACACGTTCCGTACCATATCGGACTCTCTGGGCAAGATGGGCGTGCAGGACATCTCCCAGATGACCCCCGACCAGCTGTCACAGCACGTGGCGGACATGAGGCAGGAGGCATCACGTCTCATGGGCATCATCGCCAAGGACAAGGAGAACCTCCAGCTGGGCAAGCGTCAGGACAGGCTGTCCTCTCAGGATAGGGGGCTCGTGTACGCACAGGCCAAGCACCTGCAGTCCTATCTCGACCAGCTGTCCAAGCAGGGCGCCACCATGGCCGCGGACCAGCGCATGATGGCACGCCAGCAGAGGCAGGCGTCCAGACAGCAGAGGCTGCAGGCGCAGTCCACGCTTGCGAACGGCTCCGCCAACCCCTATCAGCAGATCCTCCAATGGGCCGACCCCAACGCCAACTGGGAGATCGACGGCAACACCGGTATGCCCACGCATACGGGAGCCTACAACATCATGCTGAGGACGCTCCGTGACAAGAGGGCGCAGGAGATAAGGGCAAACGGGAAGCTGACCCCCGAGAGACAGAAGTGGTATGATGACATGGACTCCAAGCTCATGGAGCACAAGAACCTGGTCGACAACGAGGCACGCAGGGCACCTCTGAGGCCATACGGCAATGTGTTCGTCGGCATCTCCGACTATGCGCCCGGCATCAGGTCGCACCTGCCGAGGATCCTGAAACACGGTGACTGGTCATCACTCCAGTTCACGAGGAACATCAGGGGATATCTCGCAGGCATCGTCGGAAGGGGCGGGTCCTCTCCCGAGTACAGGCACGCACGTGCACTCCTGCTGTCCCTTGACCTGAGCACCAGGACCCGTGCCCTCAGGACCAGTATCGGTACCATCGACCCCAGGGCCATGGAGAGGGCCAGACTGTTCCATGACAAGGAGGGCGACCCATACAGGGGTCATCCGTTCGACGCGGTCGAGGCGGAGTACGACGAGGCCGAGCTCGGCAAGGCGTACGAGAAGTTCAACAGTAGGATCCCCAAGGACGTCAACGGTGCCCAGAGATTCGACCCCGAGGACCCTGTGTTCAGACAGGCACTCAATGAGTATCAAACCAAGATGAGGGAGTACAAGGACAAGTGGTTCCCTCTCAGAGATAAGTCCAAGGATGACGACCCTGTGGACAACGAGGACATCGACACAGGCAAGGGTACAGGCGGATCACCGAAGAAGGTCAAAACAGGTGGGAAGAAGAGAACCGCCACGAAGGTCGTTCCCGGAGCGGTCCCGGCTACACCCAGGACAGGCCGTACGAGGGCCGCTCAGTTCAACAAACTGTTCAAGAACAAGAGTGATGCCCGTAGATTCGCATCTAAGTATCTTGATGGTTATGAACGTATCAAGGATGAGGCCACATACAACCACCTGAGGGATGTGTTCGCCTCCCAGGGGATCGACCCTCAGTTGTTCGAGGATAGGTTCGGGGGTTTCAAACCCCTCTCCATGCTCCCTGTCGAAGAGCGTGTACAAGTGAAGATGGGCTATGTGACCGACAGAGGCAATCTCACCAACAAAATACTCAGGAAGATGTTCAGGGACCATCCCGGTTCAGCGGAGCTCATGGACAAATTCATAGATGGGACCCTCACGGATGAGGAGAACAACAGATTGTATGACATCGTGGTCAGCATGGGCCTCCCGGTAGGCAGGTCCTCGGAGCCTAAGACCCCTGTCGTGGAGACCCCTCTCACAGAGACCAAGGAAACCGTTGAGGAAGAGGATGAACCCGAGTTCCTCTCGGACGGACGTCGCAACTGGAAGGCCATGCCACTCACAACCGGCGATGAGGCGCATGACGAGGAGGTTGCAAAGAAGGTCTATGATGCACTCGGAGAGTATCCGAAATCCACTCTGTATCAGATCCTCCAGCAGGTCAACAAGAGGTCGGACAAGGTCAAATTCTCTGATGTAGGACAGATGCTGGATGCATTCAGTAGATTCCAGAGCATGGATGAGAATGACCCCCTGTATGACCAGGATATGTACCTGGAGACCAAGGACAGGGCGGTTGATGATCCCACATACCAGGCTTCCTTAGCTGCCAGTCGCATTGGTATGGTCAGGCCTCAGCTGGAGAAGATGGGCGTATGGGACAACATCGTTGGAACACCTGCTCAGCCTCAGACTACGGATACGCCTCAGACTGAAACGGAAGTGCCTCAGACAGATAAGGATACATCCCAAACCGATACAGGCGGAACTCAGGTTCCTGAAACTCCTGTCATCGAGACCGAACTGGACCAGAAAAAGGAGGGTACCGATGAGTTCGTCGAGGGCGAGGAGATAGAGGATCCTGTGAAGCGTATCGAGATGACGCCGGATCAGGTCAAACACAAACACAACCTGTCTGTTGAATTCGGGATGGATGAGGATAAGATAGATGAGCATCTGGATTCATTCCTCAAGAATGCGGGATTCTCTTCAGGAAGCAGGCCCAGTAGCGGAAATTCATACAAGAAGATCCTGTCTGCGGTCAAAGCCTCTCACATATATGATGAGATCAGAGATAAGGCTATAAGGACTGGAAGGGAGGAGGCTCTGGCGCAGACCATCCAGAAATACATCATGGAATACAACAATCTGACACAGATATTCCCTTCCCTGAAGGAATCTGCATCAGATATCGACAAGAAAACCAAGGATAAACTCAAAAACAGAGTAATAAACTTCAAAAAGACCACTCATGACATCAATATCGACAAGGAAATTGGAAATGAAGAATCGGGAGTAGACCCCGGCAAGGATCTCAAGTTCCTGAAGCAGTTTGAGGATGAACTGTTCCATGCATATCCCCCGAGTTCCGGGAACAAAACATCTCCTGAATATGATAAATTCGAGAAGTACATAAAGGATTGGACTCGCAACCATAAGTATGTTCAGGGAAAAAGCAGTTATGCAAAGCTCATCCGCGATTATGTGATGAGTCCGGAAGGACTCAACGGACAGTGGCCCTCATTCTCTGGCCGTACACATAGCGAGTACATACCCGCATACGATGGTCTACCCAAGCCTGAATCCTCTTACAAGAGCAAGAGTGAATTCGTCAATGACGTGTTCAAATATGTGAACCATATGGTCGAAGTCAGTAAGGCTCTGGGCACCGAAGAGGATCTGTCCCATGTTGATGAATTGAAGAAGATGAATGATATCCTGAAGGATATCTTCTCAGAGATCGAAGCAGGCTTGGACGATCCTAGGATCGATGACAAATCCAAAGCCAAGCTTGCACAGCTTGGAACGGACCTTTCGTCGAAATGGGGCCATATTCTCTCCAACATGGTTCCGAATGGTGATGAGAGGTTTGATGCAGTGTACCATAAGGCACATACCATCAATGCCACCTCCAAGGATACGACAGGAGGGCAGATCAGCCGTGATGTGTCGGAGTCGGCTCAGCAGACATTGGCTGAACAGGAGGAGAACAGAAGGAAAGCCAAGGAAGAGGAACAGGCCAGACTGGAAGAGGCCAAAAACAGGAACTACAAGACATACGAAGATTATGCGACGAATGTTGAGTTCCTTAAAGGATGGATCGACAGTGCCAAAGACCCTTCCGAACTGGAAACCATCAGCAAGGAGATCCAGGATACTATTGAGGAGGCCACACGCAACAACACTCTGGAGTATACATCACAGGGTGCAGTCATCACTATGTTGAACAACCTGCTTTCAAATGACCTTGGGCAGAAGAAACATGCAATGGAGATATCCCAGCCTTTCCTGAACTTTTCCGATGACCGTACAAAATGGGCACAGTTCATCATGGATGAGAAGGACGAAGCGAAACATGGCCAGCTATACGATGCATACATGGATCTGTTGGGAACCGACCCTGTGATGAGCCAGGATCCTGAGAAGTATCAGGGGATCCTCGATGCCGCTGCGGATGCAGACACAGAATCCGAGATGGCGAGAAGTGTGTCTATCAAACAATCCATTCCAGAATCCCCGGAGCCTGAGACCAGGAATGATGAGATGGAGAGGGCGCTTTCCGATCAGCTGAAAGCCACTGTCGAACATATGTGGTCCGATTTTGATTCGGACTATGATGAAGACAAGTTCGAGCAGATGCTCACACTTATCAAAAACAACTCCGCCCTTCAATTCAAAGAGAAGGATGATCTTCTCCAACGTGCGGATATCTTCAGAAAAATGGCGAATATGGCTCAGGATGCACCCCATGGGGCTGTGAACCAGGCAGATTACACACATGTGAAAGAGAAACTCATGAACATGGGTGACGGCGAAGATGTACTGAAAATGCTTCAGACCTTGGAGAACATCAAGCTCAAGTCGGACAAACACAATCCTGCTGCAGACAGGGATCAACGCAGTCAGGACAGCATATTGAGGGAGGAGTATGACACGGAGGATATCGAGAATCCTTCCAAGGATGTGTCGGAAGAATGGACTCTGGATAGTATGGATTATGAAAGGGCCAAGCAGATCTATAACAATACCTTTGGAGAGGATGAACCCGATAATGGAGAAGAACCGGAATGGGATCATCTGGTGGACCTGATCTACGACTCAGCGGACTCATTCAGTACCGAATTCAGTATCGGAGAGATGATAAATGACCTGACCGAACTGATGGAGCTGTACGATCTCGACCAGAGAGAGCAGGATAGGCTCTTGAGAAGGGTAGATTCCATTCCGACCATGGGAGAGAACCTGAGGCTATATGATGCTCGTAGATCGGAAAACGGTGGACCTGGAAAAGATGTTGAGCCTAAATCCTTCCGTGATATCATGCGTGAGCGTAATCCGGATTGGGAATGAGAATATCCGTCGGGGGGTGTGGCCCCGACGGAAGGGTATGACCCTATGGCACCATTGGGAACCGTTTATAAAATGGTTTCCCGTGGTCACCTCCTCTTGAAGACCATGGCCGATGACCTGAGACCATCGGCCCTCCACACGTTATCCTTGGCCTTGGTCATACCGAACTCCAGCTTGATCTTCTCTATGAAGTCCTTGCGGGGTGCCGCCCTCACCCTGCCCGTATCCGAGACGAAGTCCTGATACTCATTGTATAAGGTGGTGACGATGCACCCGTCCAGCTCCTCTGAGATCTCCTCCTTGTCGAATCCGCTGTACTTCTCGTAGATGAAGTCCAGTATGGAGTCGGAATCCCTCATGTCGTTCTTGAATTCCATCATGAACGGTGTGTCATAGAATTCATTCTTACCGTCTATGAGGAACGTCAGGTATGCCTTCAGTCCCCTGAAGGCGGCATACGCCAGCGCGTCGGGTGCACAGAGCATGTCGTAGATCATGGCACCGGGATCCTGCTTCTCCAGACAGGGGAAGATGTGGACCCTGCGCAGGGCCCCGCTCGACGTATCCCCCAGGTCTGGCATGCTGTTGGCCGCGAACCACATCTTGGCGGTGTTGCGGAACGTCACCCTGTCCTTGTACTTCCTGTTGACCGTCAGAGGCTCTCCTGCCACCAACGCCTTTATCCTGTTTCCGTCCACGGGTATCTTGGAGTAGGGTTTCTTCCCACCCTCCGTGCAGAGGTTGGCTCTCTTGCCTATGAGCTCCGTCGTCGCGAATTCCCCACTGAGTTCGTAAGGATTCATGTCCACCACGTTGTCATCGCCGAGGATGCACCTCATGACCCTGAGCAGTGCCGATTTACCTGTCTCCCCCGGACCCAGCAGGACGAACGCCGCAGGCGGTGTCAGGTCCTCGGCATACAATGTGTACCCGAGTGCCAGGAAGAACATGTCCCTCGTGGCATCATCGGGGATGATGCTCCTGTAGATCTCCTCTACAGGATGATAGTCCAGGGGCTTGAGATCGGTGTGCAGGAGTCCAGTGAAGAACATGTACGGTGTGAACGGCACCAGCTCATCCCTCGCGACGTTGTACAGGCCGTTCTCGAACGGTATGAGCCATCCGTCGTATCTGGGGTCCGTCAGGAAGCTCTCGGGAAGGTCCATGTCCGTCACACGGGATAGACTGGACCACTCGGATATTATGTCCTTTTTCGCGGTGCGGGATAACATCTTGACGGCGGGCTCCGTGATGATGGCCTTTGTCATGGCGTCCAGCAGGTCGTTGTCCGAAATCTCCTGGTAATAGGAGCCGTTGAACCAGTAGTAACGGTCGTCGGGAGTGGACACAAACCTATTCGATCTGAGGAACAATGCCATACCCTTCCCGTCCACACTCCATGTTCCCTTCTGAGATAGATTGAACACGTTGTGGTCGTGTGGATTCAGAGTGGGGATGTCCAGAGGATAGAATGATCTCTGTTCCTCCCTGAATCTGGGTGAGTCTTCATTTCTCCTGAGTGTATCGATAGTGTATTCTCTTTCTATCATATGGGTCGATTGAACATGGATGGTTCAGTATATCAATGTTTTCCAGAGGGGAAAACTGATTCATTCTTGTTCAGATTTTTATTCACTGTTTTTACTCACTGCCGAATCTGCTCAGAATAATACTCGGAATACTCAATCCGTATTCACTTTTTATTCAGTCATATTTGTATGGAATATAAATACTGTTTATATACTCAGCTTATTTTGAGTAATTGAGTAATTTCTTATTATAAAATAAAACATATAAGACATTATTAATGTATAACGATAAAAACACATATATATAGAAAGTTTTGAGAGAAAATACTACTCAGATATTATGGAGGACACCCTGACAAACCTATATATAGGTTCAATCTATACTTAGCATGTGGGAGACGGTCATTTGGTACGCTCTATCGTTTCATATGGGTCACCCGTCTCCTCTTCTTCTCACAATCCTTATCAACCCCTCCGACGTTCGACCATCCATGGTGAATGATTGGCCCCTTGTGGACATCTCCGATGTCAACCCTTATGCTAACAACCCGAGGATCAACGACGATGCCGTCCCCTTCCTCGCCAATTCCATCCACGACTTCGGCTTCATGGTCCCCATCGTCATCGACGGCGACAGGACCATCGTCGCAGGCCACACCCGTGTCCTCGCCTGCAAGGAGCTCATCGTATCCGGTGACCTGGGCTACTGGGGTGACGCTCCCGACGACATGTCCATGGACGACCCCGAGTACTCCAAGTATCAGGGCATCGCCCCGTGTGTCCCCTTCATAGACGCATCCGCGCTCAGTCAGGAGCAGGTGGATGCCTTCAGGCTCATAGATAATAAAGTTCCCGAGTACAGTGGGTGGCATCTCGAGAAGCTGGACCTCTGTCTCGAACCCCTGAAGGTCGACTTCGACATGTCCAGATACGGTTTCCTCGACCTGCCCGCCGACATCGAGGTCTATGAGGGCGAGGACAACTCCATCCCGATGCCCGATATCAGCCTCGGCGACAAGGAGGGGAGGGTCATGGTCATGTTGGACTCGCAGGAGCAGGCGGAGGCGCTGGCGGAGAGATTGACCGACGAGGGATACAGGTGCAGGGTGCTGAGTTAAGGTGCCACCTTAACTTGTAAATGTGCGACCTTTACACAGCGATACAAGGTTGATATAGGGCGGATAGGATAGTCTTTCCGACGCTGTCCGTCATAAGGTGTGGATATGGAATACGGCATGTTCATTGGCATCCTCTCGCGCGTCGGTGCGACGATGGATGCCGAAGGTTGGATCTCCGTGGGAGGTGTGAGGATAGGTCGCCTGAGCGACGGCAACCTGTCCAACATGAGCGGGACGTTCATCCCGTTCGACGAGGTGGACTCCATAGAGCAGAGCGGGTACACCAACGACCTGCAGGTGCGCTTCAGGGAGGGGTACTTCAACCTCACAGGATCGCCGGGCGAGGTCTACACGATACAGGAGATGACCGATGACGGCCTGACATACCCGTCCAACCCGCTGGACATCATGATGTGGATGAAGCGTCTGTACCCGACCATCGACGAGGACCTGTTCTTCGAGGAGCTGTCTATGACCGACATGCTCAACGAGCGCATGTTCGGCAAGCCCGACAACCTCATCCAGATCGGCGACAAGTTCGAGGACACCTTCCGTATGGACTTCCAGGCCCGTCTCAACGCCGCAGGGGTCACGAGGGGCACCATGGTGTCCAAGGACAGGTTCCGTGCCGTCCTGAACGTCCTGACGGACCCGCAGACGGGCCATGGCAGGAATCTGTTCTACGAGTGGCTCCAATCGCTCAAGTGGGACGGCGTGCCGAGGGTGAGGAAGTGGTTCAAGTGGTCGGTGGGTGCATCGGCCCCCGTTCTGGCGGCGGTGTCCGAGGAGCTGGAGGACCTGTACCTCGGCGACGTGACCGAGGCATGGTTCGTAGGTGCCGTGAGGAAGCAGCGCTTCCCGATCAAGCACGAGGTCGTACCCATCCTCATCGGACAGCAGGGTACCGGTAAATCGAGCATCGTCAGCGCCATCGCCTACCGCGACAGTTGGACATCGGAGACCAACGTGCACGTCACGGAGCAGGCCAAGTTCCTCGAATCCATCTCGGGTTCCGTGGTGGTGGAGCTCGGTGAGTCCGTGCAGTTCGACGCCGACGATGCCGCGTTCCTCAAATCGTTCATATCCAAGAAATCGGACAAGCTTCGTCTTCCGTACGCATCCCGTGCGGAGAACTTCCCAAGGCATTTCTCATTCATCTCGACGTCCAACAACCTCCGTGTGCTCACCGACCCCACGGGGAACAGGCGTTACTTCCCCATGTACTGCGACCCTGACCGCTCTCACTTCCGTCCGTATCAGGAGTACGACCCCGATGAAAGGTCCTATGGCATGGACGTGGTGGAGCAGCTCTGGGCCGAGGCGTACCAACTGGAGCTGGAGGGCAGGCCCCACGTGGTGCCTGAGAGGACCAAGGGTATCTCGGAGATCATGCAGGAGTGCAGTACCGTGGAGAACCCCGCCATCGTGGTCATCAACGGCTTCCTAGACAACCCACTGAACGGATACTCTCAGGTGGGCGCGTATGTGTGCAAGCAGATCGTCATGGACAACGCATGGGGCGACAGGGACGTCTCCGAGAGGGAGAAGGAGGCTGCGTGGAAGGTGTGGGCGGATGCCCAGAGGGATTGGAAGGCCGTGTCCAGGCAGGTGCGCATAGGCTCCGTGGTGACACGTTCGTCCTATCAGAGGAGGTACGCACCGGGAGAGAGGTTCAGGGCCCGCATTCTCAAAGCGGACCCCTCTCTCGCGGACATCCTGGACACTCCGGCGGAGGTCGCCGACGAGCCGTCCCTGCCCGTGCCCAAGGGCCCACAGCCAATAGGTCCTGCGTCCCTCAAGGACCTGAAGGATGCCAACGCCGTCTACTCCAACCTGATCCGCATGTACGGACTGTCACCGGGCGACACCGTGGACCCCGTGCTGTTGGAGCCGGACATCCTCAAGCTGTGTCTGGACGCGGGCGTGCTGTTGGATATGGACGGTACGGGATTCACATACAGGCTGGGGGCACCGACCAGATGAAGGTACTCAAGGAGCACCAGGAGTACGCCATCTCCATGATGGACCTCCTGGGATCGCTGGGCATATTCTACGAGCCCGGTACCGGCAAGACGGCCATTGCCTTGGAGTGGTCCAGACGTGCGCTGAAGCGCGGTGACATAGACTCCGTGCTGGTGGCCTGTCCCGCATCGCTGGTGGGCAGCTGGAGGCTGTCCATAGACCGCATGATCGAGTTCGAGGGCGTCACGCCAGAGGACGTCGCCCTGCTGAAAGAGAGGGTGTTCGTCACCTCCTACCAGAAGCTCTACAGGAAGGAGAAGTGGCAGGTGAAGCATCGTAACGGCGACGTGGAGACCAAGTCCCGCAACGTCCTCCGTGATGAGGTGGACCGCAGATGGGGTGCCGTGTTCCTCGACGAGAGCCAATGCGCTTCGTCACACGATGCGGTCACCACCAAGGTGTGCCTGGTCCTCGCACAGCTGACGGAGCACCGCTTCCCCATGACGGGCACACCCGTGCACGGGTCCACGAGGGTCAAAGGCGGTCGCGACTTCGCCAAGCTCTACGGCCAGCTTAACTTCGTCAGTCCCGGCCTGTGGCCCACGTGGAGGTCCTTCTGCGAGCAGTGCGTCCAGTACATGGACAAGTGGTACAAGCCCCAGGCGTACCGCACGGAGATCTGCGAGGACCTCATGCAGCAGTTCTCCATCACCGTGCGTCTGGCGGATTGCGTGGACCTTCCACCCTTCACCGAGACCGAGGTGCCGTGCGAGCTCAGGGCCAAGGGCATCTACAAGGACCTTATGGACGGCAGGTATTCCAAGTACAACCTCCTCATGGACAACGTGGGGGCCCTCGGCATCAAGCTTCTGCAGGTGGTCTCCGGCTCCCTGAAGGATGACGACGGTGTGGTCACGACGTTCGACACCTCCAAGGACGACGCCCTGCAGACCGTGCTCGACGGAACCGAGGACAAGGTGGTTGTGTTCTGTGCCTACACCGCATCCGTCATGAGGTGTGCGGAGATATGCAGGAAGGCGGGCAGGAAGACCATCGTCTACAACGGCGATGCGGACAAGGATGACTGGATGGGCTTCCAGTACGGAGATGCGGACGCCATCGTCTGCCAGTATCAGGCAGGTTCCGCCGGTCTGGACCTATTCGCATCCCACACACAGGTGTTCTACGAGCCCACACGCTCCGCACTGAACCTCACGCAGGCCAAGGCGAGGATCCGCAGGACGGGGCAGACGCAGAGCATGCGGTACATCTACCTGTCCACGCCGAACACCGTGGAGCAGAAGGTATGGGATTCCGTGAGGAGCGGAGCGGACGTCACCGACGAGATGCTTGACAGGTTCGCACACGGTGAATGATTATACAATCCTGCCAATCAGATAAGTATAAATACATAGTATGTATACACTCATTCAGCACGAAGATGCTGGTGAGCAAATGAGTGAAGAGAATGAGAGGAGGCCCCGCGGGCTGTATGAGAAGATCAACGCCCTCAGGGGCGACGTTGTGAAGATGGACTGGACCAAGGATGGATACGCATCCTTCGGCAAGACGTCCTACAAGTACCTGCCCACGGACAAGATCAAGGCGAACCTTGCACCCTACTTCCACAAGAGGGGTCTTGAGCTCCAGATCAAGTTCTACGGGCTTCAGTTCCTCCCCGCAGTGGGGAACATGACGCAGCACGTCGTCCTCATCCTGGACGCGACCGTCATCGACATCGACTCCGGAGAGAGCATGACCGACACCGTCTACGGTGAAGCTGCCGATAGCGGGGACAAGGCCATCGGAAAGGCCCAGACATACGCCATCAAGTCCTGGGCATCCAACAAGTTCCTGATCGCCGACGGAATGGACCCCGATGAGGTCGAGAGCACGGGCAACGTGTTCAGGCCCAAGTCCAACGCCGAGACCGAGGAGGTCAGGTCCAAGGTCCTCGAGCAGGGAGTTCCTCCGACACCGCAGGCACCTGCAGTCCCCAAGGCTCCCGCCGTCCCCGCAAAGGCTCCTGCAGAGCCCGTGGAGGCACCGAAGGTGGAATCTGAGCCCGAGATACCTGCCGCACCCGAGAAGCCAGCAGAAGCCGTTCCGGAGCCCGTTGCGGAGCAGCCGAAGGCACCCGCACCAATGGAGGACCAGCCTCCAAAGTTCAAGATCTCCGCGGCCCAACAGAAGGCCATCAAGAAGATCACCGACTCGTGGGAGAAGGCCGCCAAGGAGGGCAAGGTCGATGCGGAGCAGTACAACGCCATGTCCATGGCCTGTGCGTCCATCTCGTCCACCGCCGAGGCGATGGAGTTCATCAACACCTACAAGATGTGATACCGATGGCCAAGATAACATACAAGTCTCCTAAGTGCTCCTTCGTGGTCGACGGAGACCACATCGTCACCGACGGGACCGTGAGGAACAAGGTGTCGGGAACCTCCATGGCGGGGATCCTCGGCATCTCCCCCTTCAACACCCCCTTCCAGATCGCCTGTGCACTCCTCGGAGTCTGCAGGGAGGATCTGGACGGGAAGCCCGCCATCCTGACGGGTCAGGTGCTGGAGCCGGTCATCATCAACTACCTCGGTAAGGCGTACCCCGACAAGGGAAGCTTCCTTGCTGCGGAGGACGTCTATGAGAAGCGCGAGGGAGATCACGACTCATGGGAGTCCGACTTCCCCGATGAGGTCTTCGCAGGCCACGTGGACGGTATCGTGACCTCTCCCGAGGGAGTCGACCGTATCCTCGAGATCAAGACCTCCGCCAACATGGACTCCTGGGCCATGGGTGTGCCGGACTACTACTACTGGCAGGTCGGGCTCTACAACGAGTTCATCACCCAGCAGGATTCGGCGATCGTCGGACTCGGCATCGTAGACGAGATCACGCACCGCAACCCTCTGACATGGGCACCCAACGAGAGGAACGTCGTCCTGTTCGAGATGCCCATCGACCGTGAGCAGATACGCGAGGGCATGAGGGCCGTCCAGGACTGGTACAACCAGTATATCATGAAGGGCATCACCCCTCCCTACGACCCGACCAACGCCAAGGACGTTGCCATGTTCAACTACCTCAAGGGCATCTCCGCAGATGTCACCGACGTCCAGAGAGAGGTCGACAGGGTGGGAGAGGTCAACTATGAGATCGAGATGGCCGAGGCCCAGCTGAAGGCACTGTACGACGAGCGTGACGATCTGAAGGACCGCATCAAGGACTACATGTCCGTCCATAACCTGTCGTCACTGGAAGGGGCCACCATGCCCTACACCGTGACGCTGACCACATCCAAGAGGTCGTCCATCGACAAGGGGCTCATGATGCAGGACGGCATCGATCCCGAGAAATACACCAAGTACACCGAATCAAACGTCTTCAAGATCAAATCAAAGGAGTGAATCAGATATGGCATTCAAAGAGATGGAGTGGGAGTTCAGCAAAGTTGAGGAGAAGGAGGAGCCCGACATGCAGTCGGGACTCCACTACCTCAAGATCGTCGACGCGAACATGGACAGGGAGACCGACAGGTACTCCGTCACCGTCCAGTCCCTCGGAGAGGCGGACTGCGATGCCACCTGCAGGCTGACCTACTTCCTCACCAAGAAGCATTCCCACATCGGAGCACTCGACAACGCAAAGGCCGTCGGCACCGTCGTGTCCCTCGGTATCGCACTGGCCGGAAGGCGCATCGGACTCCCCAGGCCCGACTCCATCATCGGGGGGGTGGTCATGGCGGACATCGTCTACAGCACACCCAACGCAGAGGGCAAGAGCTATGCGAACATCTACAAGTACGAGCCTGTGCCCTCCGCCCTCCAGCCCTTCTCGGACATCGACCAGTACTACACCGACGAGGGAGCCCAGCAGTGAACCGAGGAGGGGGAAACCCCTCCGCCACAGGTGATAGGATGGTCCGCTACGATAGGTTCGTCACCCTTTCGAGGATGAGGGAGAAGGGAGTGAGCAGATACCTCACCTTCCCCGCCGACCTCGGCATAAGGATGGGCGACGAGGTCTCGCTCAAGGTCCGCAGACACGGCACCGACAGGTGGTACTCCATGTCCACCAAGGCCACGAGGTTCGGCAAGGGCACACCGGGTGTGTACCTGAACAAAGGTCTTTGGTCCTGCATGGGTGCGGAGATCGACGACCTCCTGGACATAGACGTGGAGGTATGGTATGCCGACGATGCCGGAGAGCAGACTGAAGAAGGATATCAAGAGGTATCTGAGGGATGAGGGGGCAGCGTACTTCCCCATCCCGGGTGGGTCCTACGGCATGGGTGGTGCCCCCGACATGGTGGCCTGCTACGACAGCAGGTTCATAGCGATCGAGGGCAAGACCTATGACGGGGTCCAGTCGCAGGTGCAGAAGGAAAGACAGGCGTGGGTGGAGTCCGCAGGCGGGATATATGTCCTCGCACGCCGTGTCGACGATGTGAAGATGGTGATAAGACATGTGTGCTAAGAAGGAGGAGCCGAAGGAGCCCTTGAGGACCCTTTGGTACAAGCTGACGAAGAAGAAGGTCGTGATGGGTCCGACCAACCTGGACATCATAGTGAAATGCGATGTCCTGGAGCCCCGCAAGCAGTGGGTGAACCTGCTGTTCACGGACAGGATAGGCAATGCCGCCGAGTTCGTGTTCGAGGACACGGAATTCGAGGTCGTCGTGAAGAAGCTCGACGATATCCTCGCCAACATGGCCAAGATCCACTGAAACCACTTAAAAACCTTTTAAATCCTGTTCTCATATAATCGTTCATGAAAGTCGAACTCAAGGAGCCCACATACTGTACGGTGGAGGATGTGGAGCAGGTCCTGGACCTTCCCGATCCCAACGATTCGATAGGGTACCTGCACTTCGATGACATGTCCCATCCCAACTACAACACCGTCCTCAAGGCGCTTCTCGCCAACGAGGATCAGATAGACCGTCGTCTCCGTCATTCATGGCGTGTCAACTACGTCAAGGACAGCGTGTACAACATCGACACCTGGGAGCAGGACGAGAACGCACGCAGGGCCGCATACTGGCAGCGCGGAGGTAACATGGTCCAACTCCATTCGGACATCCTCCCCTTCGACCCGTCGCTGGGGGACAAGGTGGAGGTCAGGACCAGGTCCAACCAGTGGAAGGATGTGTCCACATGCACGGAGGATCCCGATGTGGAGTCCCCGTCCGAGGGCATGATGCCGTTCTTCAGGTTCGATTACAAGGAAGGCAGGATGTATATCCGTACCCGTATCAACAACCCCAAGTTCAACTCCGTCCGTGTGTCCTACAGATGGGGTGACACCTCGCCCGTTCCCGACGCCATCAGCAGGTTGTGCGTCCTGATGACCGCCACCAATGTCCTGAACCAGCAGATGTTCAACATCAAACTGGGCTCGGGAGGTGACATCGCGGGCATCCGTGACAGCGTCATGAGGGCGTGGCAGGAGGAGATGAACATGATCTGGGCGTCGTACCAGCGTGTTGGCAGTGTGAGAGGTATGTTCTGATGTTCGCCATGTCCGACGATGCGAAGATGATCGCGGAGATACTCCGCAGGGACTGGCCCACCATGCCCGGTGTGGATCCTCCGCAGATCAACTACGAGCGCGAGAGGTACGCCGTGAATGCGAGGGAGGGCTCCATCTTCGTGGAGGCATCGTCGATCCCGGAGGACATCGCCAGTTCCGATTATACGACCGTCAACCGCAACGCCAGGGCGTCCGTCACCATCTCCTGCAGGTTCCGCGACACCATGTTCGACTGGGGGGAGAAGGTGTGCTCCATCCTCTACAACGTCCGCAGGGCGGGATGGAAGGAGCTCGCACCCTACACCTATCTGACGGTCACGTCACGTAGGCTCCTGAACAATGCTTCAGGATGGTACACGATGGTCGTGGAGATAAGGCTCACAGGCTACCACATCCCGATAGAGGGCGACGGTCTCGGCGACTGTTCTTATAAATGTACGGAGTGATTGAGTATCATGTCCATTTCAGATGAGGTGCTCGCATGACGGGCATCAGATATGCGGTATCCGCCGCAGAGGAGTCCTCGTTCGGTGTCAAGGGGACGGACTATTTCGTCCTCCCGCCCGGGGCGTATATGTCCGCCACCTACAACGTGTCCACCGAGACCGTGTACGCACCGGGATCGAAGTTCTTCGACGATGTGGTGTACGGGCGTGTGCAGGGAAGCTTCGAGATCTCCTGCAACCTATCCTATGAGCATCTTGAGCTGTTCAGGTTCGTTTTCGAGGACTACGACGTGGATACCGTCTCGACGGGAGTGTACAAACACACTTTCAAGAAGGCCAACAACGCCCGGCCCAAGTCCTTCACCATCAGGAGGAGGACCCTCAATTCCCTCACAGAGGTGAACGCGGGCGAGGATGAGGTCACGTATTTCATGGGATGCATCATGAAATCCTGCCGTATCTCCCAGGCATCGGGAAGCGGCAAGATGACCGCCACGTTCAGCGGATACTTCGCCGATTCCGAGACCGTCCTCGGCTCTCTCGATGGTACCGGTTACAAGGAGTTCGAGGGACAGAACGTGGAGTGGTCCTGCATGTTCATCGGTGCGAACTACGTAGCCAACGTGGAGTCCCTGACCCTGGCCATCGACAACGGAGCTGGTATGCAGTACACCACCTGCAAGAGCACCGCCGTCAACTTCTATGAATCACAGTCGTCCTTCCAGTTCGGTATGACCTGCTACTCCAACGACTTCAAGAGATACAAGGCGCTGGTCTACACAGGGGGCCAGGATGCGAGCAAGGCCGCCAGCGGGAACACCTACAGGAACCTGTGCAAGAACAAGCATCCCATCCCCCAGCTGAGCATGAGGTCCTTCAACACCTGTCATGAGGACACCGATGCCAACATCGATGCCACCATCGCGCGTGCGACGAAGAGCCTCACTTTTAATATCACCGATTGCATTGTCAAGTCGGCCACCTGGCAGAAGGGCGACGGCAGCAGGATGCTGGATCAGATGTCCTCGGCTGAATGCAGGAAGATCGAGATGGTCGTCGTCAACGATGTGCCGTCGTATAAGACCGTTCCGACCACGCCCGACCACACGGTGAGCTGAGGAAGTGAGAGATTTGGATACGCACGATATGAAGGGAAGGGTCATCATAGACCTCGGACAGTACGGAGGAGAGGGACAGATCGAAATGAGCGCCCCCCGTTTCAGCAGGAGGAACGCACTCGCCAACGCCCTGTCCAAGTACATCAGCATCAAGGGAGATGCACCCACACTCAACGACGTCAACTTCGGGGACATGGACATCCTGTCCACGCTCGCATACGTCTCGAAGGCACCCTTCTATATCGGCCTCGACAAGGGGGTCCAGCCCTTCCTGGACTTCATGGATTCCCTGGACGAGGGGGGCTCCGCAAATGCGGACAGGCTCTGGAGCGAGATCCAGATCACCGCCGGGAGGATAATCAAAGGCGAGACGCACCCTTTGCAATGATATGCAGTCAGCCGGACTACGAGTTCGGCCTGCAGCTGTACATGGAGTCCGTGGTCAGCGGGAACATGGGTCCCGAGAGTGCCAAGGTCTACGCCTACGGGCTGTACCTGATGGGCGGAGGCACCCCCGATGGATTCGAGCAGTTCACGGACTTCGATATGCAGGTGCTCATCAGCACGGCGGACTGCATGAAGCGGAGGGAATGCAACGAGCTCCTCAAGGGCATCTGCAAGATGCTCGGAGGGGATATAGAGGATTGAACATGGCAGATCAGGACGGAGCGATAACCATCTATGTGTCCCCGAAGATAAGTCCGGAGGACCTGGAGAGGCTCAGACAACAGCTTATGGGTGTGTTCAATGCACCGATCGACTTCCAGTATCAGACGTCGGGCACCGCAGCCCCATCGTCTCCGTCCGACGACTCCCGTAAGGCTAAGGATGACTCCAAGAGCATCAGGGAGGCCCTCAGAGAATACCTGAGCAAGGACGAGAACAAGCGTAAGCTGATAACGTCCTCCATCAAGTCCACTGAAGTGGCGGTCTCCGCCAGTCTCAAGAAGGGATTCGGCATCGTCGAGGAGATCTACGCCAAGATGAAGCAGAACTCCCCCCTGCTCCAGGCCATCGAGAGCATCTTCCAGTTGGCCATGATGCTGTTCTTCATGCCCATCGGGAACAAGCTGGGGGAGGTATTGATACCTGCCACGCTGGAGCTCCTGGACAACGTCATCAAGATGTGGGATGCGTTCGAGGGACAGACGCTCGGACAGATGTTCGCCACCGCCATCAGCCAGGGGGTGAAGCTTTTCGGCGAGTACTTCAACAACATAGGGGACATCCTCATCGAGCAGGGCGGCATGGTTGGGAACATCGGTACTCTGCTGAAGACCCTGGGGTCCTTCATCGAGGGGCCCGGGGTGGACGTTCTGAACGGTATCCTCAGTGTGGTCACGTTCGTCCTCGGGAACTTCAAGCACTTCGTATCCCTATGGGTGGCGATGAAGACCGCTGAGATCACGATGAACTCCCTCGGTTTCCTCGGAGACATGGGAGCCAACGTCGGTGTCGGTGCGGCCGCACTCATCACATTGACCGCCGCAGGCAGTGCGTTCGCCACGTCGGAAGGGCTCATGGCAGGACTGGGAAGAGAGAAGGGAGATTACGTTCCCGCCACGCCCGGTGGAAGGCTCAGGGTGCTCGGAGAGGGTGGCAGAGGGGAGTACGTCATCCCCGAGGACAAGATGGATTCATTCGGAGGGGGCTCCGTCGTGAACAACTTCTACGGATACAACGAGGACCAGTTGATACAGAAGATCAACGACATCATCAGCCAGCAGATATCCCAGTCCAGACTCAGGAGCGGATTCTGATGTCCGCCAGATTGAGGATACGGAAGAAGGGCGATACGAAGGAGACGGTCATAGACCTCCCTCCCGTCCAGACATACGAGTACAGTTTCCAGTCCAACTTGACGGAGATATCCACCATGGTCTACGGTTACAGGAACAACTTCTGCATGGACCTCGGGAACACCCTCAGGATCAACGTCAGCTTCGAGCGTATCAATCCCCAGCCATACAATGACAGCAGCAAGGACCCGAATCTCTGGTCCAACGGCAAGTGGTACAGGTACTTGGAGAGCTGTCTGGACTACTGGCAGAACAATGCCGTGGACGTGGATAACCCTTCCGTGCAGGCGGGCGGTGCCAGGTTCGAGTTCGTCCCCGATGACCTCGAACTGTTCCCCGTGCAGGGCTACAATGTGTTCGTCATCGGCAATCTGAACATGACGTACAAGACCGTCCAGACGATGGCGTTCACCTTGCCGATGGTCGCATCCCGCATGATCGGAGAGGCGGAGCCTTTGGAGAAGATCGAGCTCATCCTGTATTCCACAGCGTATGGTTCCGCATCAGGTATGACCACATCCTACTTCGTACCCAAAGGATACAATGTCATGGTACCCTCGCTTCCTGACGAGTGGGTTGAGATCGACATCCAGCCCGGGCTGGTGTTTGTTGGATGGACCGATCCCCAGGGCAACATGTACAATGCAGGCACATTGCACGCATGGACCGCCCCCACGACTCTCACAGCCGTCTGGAAGGGTGCATTGGCTGTGTACGCCTATTACACTCCGGATTGTGTCGAGACGGACATTCCGCTTCAGGTTCCGATAGGTGCCACTCTTGCCAGAGCCTTCATCGTCGGAGGCGGAGGAGGAGCTGGAGGAGCATCCAACAAGACCGCCGCCAACCACGTCTATTTCACCGGAGGGGGCGGAGGAGCGGGAGAGGCACTGGAACTGCCCGAGCGTGAGGTCCTGCCCTATTCCGGAGGGTCGGGGAACATACTGACGCTCCATGTGGGAGCAGGCGGAGCAGGCGGTCACAATGCCACCGCAGGACAGGGCAGTTCGGATGGAAAGGACGGGTCATCTTCGTACATCTACATCTCGTCCTACTCCAACGGGTCGGAGATCAGTAAGTTCCTGTGGGGTTCGGAGGCCAGAGGAGGTCAGGGCGGAACGGCCGCGGAGACATATGGCAACACGGGCGGAACGGCAGGTAAGCTGTATTACGCAGGAGGAGAACACATCGACAGGATCAACGGAGGTGATGGATCCACCGCATCTCCCAACATCTCTGGGAACGTCGGTGAAGGAGGAAGGGGATATATGGACGAAGGCAGCATCACCGGGGCTCAATATCCTAATCAGGGTGGAAACGGAGGCGGAGCATCCGCCTACAGATACAGGTTCCGTGATGACAAGGGGGTATGGCACCCGTCCGTCACCGGCACATACTATGAGTCCAAGGGAGGGAACGGATACGACCAGATCGACGACACCTATGCCACCGATGGAAAGCTGGGCGGAGGAGGAGGCTCGGGTAAGTCCGAGACCCAATACGCCGGAAGCGGTGGTGACGGAGCCGTCGTGATAGTGTTCTATGCGTGATAACATGGTCGAGGGATATGGCAAGTTGAGACTCAAGGACCCTAATTCGGGCAATGAGTTCAGTTTCGGCACCATCACGGGTATTCAAGAGTCATTCCAGAAGTCGGGATCCACGTTCCCGCTGGTGGCGATGTCCGCGGAGAACACCATCGTCATCGACACGAAGACCGCCAAGGTCATCTCAGTCAGTTTCCTGCGCAAACAGCCCGAGAACGTCAACGATTCAAGCTCCGATACGACCAGATGGTCCAACGCCACATGGTTCGACACCATTTCCAAGTGCGTGAACCGTTGGCAGTGTAGGACCGACGGGTACAGATTGACCTATGTCCCCACTGCAGACAACCCCTATGTCGCTCCCATCGACGAGAACGGCTATCTGAGGAACTTCACGGCCAGGTTCGTGTCTGGAAGCCCCACGAAACTCAAGGGCTCCTTCGAGTTCCACGTGGGGACCATGTACGTGGGGTCCCAGATGCCTTCCAACAACGAGGAATCCAGGGCCCAGAAGGACTTCCAGATCGCTCTGTACGACAAGAAGGGCTCCACACCGCCGTACATCCTGCTCGGAGAGAAGGTCAACTGCGTGGAATCCTACACCATCCATGGCGGACCCGAGGCTCCCTTCGAGTATGTGACCATGAAGATACCGAAGAAGGAGCTGAAGCAGGTCGCTCCGGGCCTTTTCGAGGGCGAGGATGCGGGAATAATCCCCGGAATGAACAGATTGACCATCTCCGCCATCGGAACATCCACCATGACGGTCACAAAGGTCAAGCTGAGTAACGATTCCTACACCATCACAGCCTATTGTGAGGCCGAACGCATCAGAGGGTACACCCTGACATCGGGAGGACAGCTCACTCCTGCCTCTTGGATCAACAAGATCCTGTCGGGAGGCGAGTACGGAGGTTTGAGATTCAGCGGAAGCACCCTGGTGGCCAACTATGACACCGCTCTGAGCAACCTTGTCGGGGAGATAGAGTTCAAGAAGGGTACGAATGTGTGGTATATCCTCCAAGTATGCGCTATGTGTGTCCGTGCGAGGGTGTTCTTTGCGGATAACAAGGCGTATGTCATCGATTATTGCAAGGGATCGTCCACATACCCCAGATATGAGACGAAGATAGACCTCCATCCCTCCTCGGGAAACGCGATGTATTCCGGTGCGACCCTTGGAAACGTCGATCTGGGCGATGAAGGCGTCGATACCATCGCGAACTCGGTCAGTATCAGTTGTACGACCCCTCAGATGAAGGATGGAGCCTATGTGACCGACGAATACGGCAACACGGTGTTCACAGCCTTCAATTATTACACATATTCCGATGGGAATAGTGTAAATACATTCAAGGAACGTGCCGCGAACACCATGTACCTGTCCGAACTGAAGCAGAACGACCCCAACAACATGCCTGAGACCAAACCAGACGACTCCGAGGGAGAGGGAAGCGGTACCGAGGGAGAGGAAGAGGAGAAGAAGGAGGTCAAACTGTACTTCCAGGCCGAGTATTTCGCCAAACACCTCATCGCATATCGCTCGGAGCCTCAGCAGACGGTGGAGTTCACCCTGAAGGAGATGCGCAGTGTCAACAACGTGCCCACATGGAAGCCATACTTCGGTCCTGCGTCCACCGCAGGGCAGATCTATGACGATGTGAACGATGTGGACGTCACCAACCTGTCCGCCGTCGACAAGTCCACGCCTGTGTATCAGAAACTCGCCCTGTCTACATACTCCAGGTCATATCCTGAAGGGAAATCGACGTACACATGGGGCGTCCTGAGCACCATCGACCTGTCGTCCAACACCAGTCAGATCACCACCAGCCTCGGTAACGTGAAATGAGCAGGACGATCATGATGAACCTCACGGGACAGAGATACGGTAGACTGACCGTCCTGTCCCGTGCTCCTAACCAGGGGAGGAAGGTGTGCTGGACATGTGTCTGTGACTGCGGGAACGAGACGGACGTGTAGACATACAACCTGGTGTTCGGACTGACGAAATCCTGTGGATGCTACTGCAGGGAGAGGGCATCGGAAGTTCACAGAAGAGGCTGAGGCAAGGGATTTTCTGCAATTAACAGCTCCCAGGGATTCGAGCTCGTCACAGCCCTCCCCGACACCGTTGAAGAGGGAAAGGTGATCGGAGTCTATACGAAATCGGTCACTTACGTCGATGAAACTGAGTGGGCACCTATCTCAATTTATGTTGGGGCAAGAGGGGAATCTGAGAGACCTCCTAATGATTGGGATCTGAGTAAAATGACATTGTCAATATAAAGTTGAAGGAGAATTAACATGCCGCCACAATATGTAAGCTATCTGACTGTATCTGGTATTACAGGCAGTACCCCTATCTGTGCTTCTATTGAAATTGTATATGCAGATTATGGTAGTGCTAAATTTGAAGTATCTGATAACAACCCTAATGATACCTATTTTGTAGAAGGGTATTACTTTGTATGGGGTGGGGGGTCAGATTCTGTAACAATCAATCTGTATGATTCTGAGAACAATCTGATCGCAACTGGAACAGGCGTTGTATAACCCCTAATTTCTTAAACCTTTTATTTTTCTCAATCAGCCCTCAAGTATAAAAGGGGGCAAATGCCCCCTGTTTACAACATCACTTCTTAGATAATGTTGCAGTCTGGATCACATTGTCATTGGAATCATACGCAGTAAGTGTGACAGAAACTACGCTGAATGTCTCCACGGGAGCACTAGCTATTCTAAAGTCTATGTTAGAGAAATTTACATCCGCTTCAATGGAGTAATCGTATTTTTCGTATGTTTTCATATAGTTTCCTGTTAAAAGGATCTTAGAGACTGAATTGGTATGATTTATTATCACCCCATATACTGCGAATGATGCATAGTTTATACTGCCGTCATCGCCAGAAGTGTCAGACCAGTATGCTCCATCGAGGGTATATGGATCCCCTACAACTTCTGGTCTTTCTTCTGTACCTCTGCAACCGACATAAATTGAGATTATCTACTCATTTCCTGAACCTGCTCCATTCATCCGAGCGGTAGAACTCAAAGAGATTACTGTAACCCATCTTTATACCTCCAAATGTACCCACCTGTTTGCTTAAAACGTCCTTTACAGGTTGAACATATATTCCCTATACTGATGCCTGTTTTCTCCGATGCTTCGCTCATGCTTTTCCATTCCCTTATGAACACATCATCCAATGTATATTGACAGATTGGTTTACAACGTAAACCCTTATGTCCTTCACTTATCGCATGGCACACCTCTGGACTAAGTTTCTTACCTTTGTGTGCTTCACTTATTCTTAGACGTGCTTCTTCGGTATGATGCTTACCATAATGGGGATTGTTTTCCCCAGAAAAACGATCACTTTTCCAACGACGAAGTTCCTCCGAATCGCTACATCCAGCGTGTCCACTTTCGCCACCTGTGGACATATTGTAACCATGATTTTTATCATTCGACTTATAATGTGCGATAAGATCAATCTCCATCTGTTGAGCCTGTTCTTTGGTTAATCCTTCGGCTAGAATCTCATGCTTGAAGTTATCCCATCCATATTTTTGAATGGCTTTATAGAAAATCGGAGAACGACTATAACCCATCCCGTTTCTCCATCTATATTCGGGTTTCATCGATGTAATCCCGATGTAAACCTTACCGCTTGGGCTAGTATGCTTGTAAACTGTGTATGTCATGTGTTCACGTTCCCATGTGTTTGAATCATGCGGAAACACGCAACACATGAAATCGTGCTTTCGAGTTTCGAACCTCTATCCGCACTAATTGATAATGATTCAAGTTATTTTAATGCTTTTGATTGACCTCCTAAAAGGTAAAGGGTTTGAGTAAAAGGTTTTGAAAAAGTAATGTTTACATTTAACTTATACTACTTATAAAAGTAAGCTTAGTCGGTATGAATATCGATCTGTATGTCGAAATATCATTATTGTAAGAAGATGTCTTATCGATGGAAAATGATGTTACTTCAGTAATTTCTCCACCTATAATTTTTATATTTGCGTAAAATGATGAAGAATAGACTACAAGGATACTCATATAACTTATTGAATTGATGTCAACGCTTGATTTGTAATTATCAGTTAATCTGAAATTAAACTGATAATTTCCATCTGGAATATATTTCTCCACCCCTGCAAAAGATGATTTAATACCTTCCAATATTTTGTCCTTGGAGTATGTTGCGGTGATATGATTTCTTTGATACCCTGACCCTGTTGTACCAGCATCTGGGAAACACAGAATCAAGCTAGGAGAAATAATCTTTGGATTAAAACTAGTTGAAATCGATAACCAACTGCTACTGCTGGATGCACTACTTCCAATAGAATCGGGAACTATCTCAAAGAAATTAGGAACCTTAAGAATCATTCCTATAACCTTAGTATCTGCCCATTTTCCCGAACCTTCCCCGTCACTAGTCCAAACCTGCCCTGCTTCGCCTCCCGAGGGCCCCTTCTGTTCTAGACTATTAATCGCACAAAATAAAGGGTTTTGAGGGGATTTGGGCCCCTCAGATGATCAGCAGTTCTCCGCTGACAGGCTGGTTGAAGTAGATCTCGATCTCGTTGTTCGTGGGACAGTGGATGTCCACCATCATGAGGCCTTCATCGCCATACACCTGGGCACCGACGACACGGCCCTTGTTATGTGCCTTTTGGAACTTGTAAAGGATCTGATCATCAACCTCTATCTCGGTGAGATCGGATGCGGTGAACGCGTAGGTGCTGGTGGCCTCGTACAGACAGACGATTCCCTTCCACTTGACGGAACAGTCCACTGTGATGCTCCCCTCATTCTGTACGACGTCCAGGATGCTCTGTCCCTCTCCATCCCTGTAACACTGCACGAGGTATCTCTTACCTGCTTCCGTGGGAATCTCCAGATGTGTTCCATCCATCTCCTTCACGAGCTCGGAGGGGGTGCTCTGCAGGAACAACGTACCGGCATGCTCGGTGTCGGAGAAGCCGACGGTGATCGGGGAGAACGCCGTCACGCTGTTCTGGATAATGTCGCCGGGGAGGTCGTTACCCTCGGCATCATACGCCTTCGCATAGAGGGGCATTCCGCTGTCGTTGACGAAACTCCACTCCATGGAGGGCTCGGACACCTTGATGGCCACGGGGAATTCTGTGATGGGTACAGTGGTGGCAGTACGAGCCTTCATGACGTTGATCACGAGCCCGTTCGTTCCGGGCGGGGATGTGAGTCTGACACGAAGCGTGTTCAGCGTCGGGGCTGAGACGCGGGCGAGGATGAACTCATGCTCGGAGTCGTTGGTCATGATGCTGTAGATCAGGTTCCTGGATCCCAGGTTATGCGGGATCGTGTAGTCGATGGCGGCATCGTTACCGAACACGCCGATGTACGTTGCGGCTGTGAGGCCGACGATGGAGGACATGGCACCGCTCCTGACGACGTTCCAGCAGGTCTCATCATCGGGGTGGTGGTCGTTGTTGTCCACCTTGGAGATATACAGGTTTCCGTCGTACACGACGACGTCCCCGGAGTTGTACAGATACTGCCCGCCGGAAGTCTGGCCCTTCCACACGCTCACGCCCTCGCCTATATTGGCCTTCCTGTCCAGCTCCCTTGCGATGATGCGATTCTCCACAGGGTTGGTGGATGTGTGGGAGATGGTACTGTCGATGGTTATCTTGGGAAGCGTGGCGGTGATGGTGTTGCCCGTGATGGCGATATTCTCTCCTGCGATCAGGACGTCCTGCTTCTCCGACAAGGCCTTGTTGATGACCTTGTTCTGGACGGGATTGGTGGACTCGCTGGACAGGGCGTTGTCCACATACGTTGTCGGACCGACGTAGTTGATGCGGTTCTGGTCGTCGATCTGGATGTTCACCCCACCGATGAGCTTGTCCTGCTTCTGGTCGACGATGGCATCCACATAGGTCATATCGGCCTTCTTGCCGATGAGGCTCTGCAGGGATATATCGGAGTCACGGAGCTCCTGTACATCCCTAGCGTGCCTGGCGATGATACCATCCGCACCGTTGATGGTGTTGTCCAGACCTATCACAGCATTGCGCACGACGTCGATGGTAGTGTTCAGTATTCCCTCCACGGAGTCTATGGCGGCCTGCTGTGCTGTGGACACGGGCTTGTCCATATCGGAAGTATTGTTGACGTTACTGAGCCCGACCTGCGCCTTGGTGACACCGTGAGGATTGTCGGTGTCGTTGTAGTGGGAGCCTGCGGCAGCCTCTATCGCCCTGATGCGGTTCTTGAAGACGTCGGAGAGGCCGATGAGGTAGGGTGTGGGCTCGCCCTGCGCTCCTGTACCGCTGATGATGACCAGCTCTCCCTCTACAGGTGTGTACAGGTCCACCAGGTCCTTCATGTTGATACGGGTCTCCTGACCGCTGCCGAAGCGGATGATGAGCTCCTTGGTGACAGGATCGTAGTCCGCGGACTCCACGACGTTCTCAATCGGAAGGTCAATGGTGGACATGACAGTTCCATCAGAACCTATCAGCTGCACGAGATGTCTGCTTTCAATACCTTCTGAACTTTCTTCAATCGGGGTGTATCTTAATGCAGTAGGTAGGGTGGCCCCTCTGAATCCAGTGGATACAAATCCCCCGTTATTTATAGAATCGTAGATAATCGTCTGACCCTTTCCTACAGGTTCTAAGAGACGAACCAGATCTCCTGCTTTGTTCCCCACAGGCAACATATCAACCGATACCTTGCCATCTTCATCCAGAGTAGGAACGTTGAGATCGATTGTCCTGGTCTGCCCACTATATGAATGGAATGTGAGAATATATCCATACCCTGGAAGCCCATTATGCATCTTGGTACAGATATCCATATCCAGCATCATCCCTCTATCCTGCCAGTACCTAAGCCATGAAAGAACGGAAGGTTCACAGGAGCTGGGTGCGAAAGGCCTATCCCCACAAGGGTCGCAATGTCCGGGGCGGGGCCCACAACCCATTATACTGGGTTTGAGAACAATTCCATCTATGCTGGAGAGGATGTATTCACTCGCACTGAGCCCATCAAACCTTCCTGTGAAGTCGATATTGGCCTTCAGGAAGAAAAGCTGGTATTCAAGTCTCGAAGACTGAAGTCTGCTAGTAAGCTGATAGCTTATATTGAAGCTGTACCCTCCGAAGCAGGGGGACGAATTAGGTCCGAAAACCATCGGATCCCCATTCTCATCATACACTCTGAATATGATATAAGGAGTGTATCCTTCGGATATAAAATCCCAATCCTGTCCATTTTTCAATATGTCGAAGTGGATGGTGGTGGCGTTACTCTCAAACACCTGACCACTCATCTTTTTGGAAACACCCGAAATGGTACGGGTCGTAACTTCGAACGATCTGTGCAGATCCATGATATAACATGGCTTAAATAATTTATAAGAAATATCGTTTCGCCTAGATCTTCCTATGACATTCACTGGCACGTTTGCGTCTGTAACATCCACAGGAGATTTGATTTCCATTAATCAGATATTCGCCCCGGACTACACATTCCTTCCCGCATTCGCATCTGCAGTTCCAATATGTGTGCCCCTTACGATCATAGTTCCTTGACAAAATCGTCAAGTACCCGTATTTTTGACCCATCAGATTCCATATCAAGGGTCTTCCCCCTTGGTCCCCCATGCGCAGGGTGGAGGGGTTCTGTGAATGCTCTTTCATAACTCCATCCATTTCTAAGGCGACTGTACATCGCGTTTTCAGTTATACCAGTAATACGAATCCATTCTGCCATTGTATGAGATTCGCCATTGAATTCAATCAATTTTCCTCTATTCAACTGTTTAGGAATTTTTCCATGAATGACATCTTTGAAATCCCAACCTCTCCCCAGGGCAGATGAGATGTATCCTCTATCAAATCCAAACATATCTTCCCATTCAGCGGCAGTATGTGTCTCGCCCTCATACTTTATAACTACGTTACGACAAGTATTATTCGCCTGAGTTTTTTGATCAACCCATCTGCAGTTTTCAGGGCAATAGTTTCCATTATAATTTATACGATCTATTGAAAGTCCACTGCAATATCCATTGGACAGACTCCATTCATAAAATGATCTAAAATCATTTAACCATTCATCACAAACAGATATGCCCCTGCCCCCATACCTCTCATAGTCGGTTGCATTTGGGTTATAACATCTGTTCTTCATACCTTTATATATCCTGTATAAAGGAGTTTTGGATAATCCATGAGTACTGCTTGTTTTACTGGCCACTTCTTTTCTATAACAGCCACAGGATGTGCAATTATGATGAGTCAGACTGTATGTACTGGTCTCTTTATAATTTCCACAATCGCAGATGCATTTCCAATAAATATCATTCCCTTTGGACCTGGGACCCAACCTTTCTAAAACGATAAGTCTTCCAAATTTTTGCCCAACAAGATTTATCTTAACCATATTCGCACTTCCTTTTCGCACTTCCATAATATTGCGGAAATCCATTGGAAGTGCATTAACAGACTTTCGGCTGGCCGGCCTATCCGCAAATGGATCATGATGATTCGGATATTTAATTAGTTTGTAATCTTCTGCAATCAACCCGATATATCATACCCTTTATAATCTCCCCGCGGGATATCGCTACGAGTAGTATGACATCGTCAACATTCTACAATGACATCGAGGTCCGCGGGGTGGTGAAGAGCCTTGCAGGCAAGTCCATCGGCACCGTGACCGAGATGAGCGCAGCCACTGGTAAGAACAAGGGCTGTGCCGTCCTCTATCTGGGGTCTGAGGCAGGTTACACTGCCGGGATGGTATACGTCAGTGATGGTGAGGAATGGGTTCCTCAGGGGAAAATCGTAACTGTGGATTCCGCGGTCACCGATGGATCCACCAATCCCGTGTCCGGTGACGCGGTATACGGTGCGATCGACACCGCCAAGTCCGGACTGCAGAGTCAGATCACTGCGGTCAAGACAACCGCTGATGCCGCCATGCCCAAGTCGGGAGGCACATTCACGGGAGCTGTGACGTTTCCCAACGGAGCCAGTGCGACCGCTGAGGGATATCTTAAAGGTAAATGGCTTCAGACCACGGCGAATGTGCATCTGTCGACAACTCCATCCGATTACGCGGTCATGCAGGGCGGTTGGATCTATTCCCGCACCAAGGCGGAGATGCAGTCCGACCTGGCAGTTCCTTCGGTGGTCCAAGGATCATCCCTGGCAGTCTCGTGGGCTTCGGACACTTCGGTCTCCGGCTATTCCTACAAGGGGACGATCGCCCTCTCCGGAGTGACCGCCAATCATGTGCCTGTGGTCACGTTCGATCCCGTGACCGCCAACAGCGGAAAATACTGTCCCGTCGCCGAGTCTGGAACCAACGCGGTCTACATCTGGTCCACGTCCAACGCCGCGACAACAGTCCAGTCCGTCGTGGCAACACTTCCATAAACCCATTCCCTACTATAATGGTAGGGTATATCTTTTCTACAATTATATTGGCTTGAAACAAATGGCACAAATGGCGTTGTGTCAAAAGATAATTCATATCCATATGTGCAATACGATATTTAAGATGGAGAACTTGTAAATATACCTACTAATGTTGCTAGAGCATGTGCCAGCACATCTGTTTTGAATATAGGCTATATAATTGGTATTGAAAAATTATAAAGGGGGCGTAATGCCCCTCCTCTTAATAATTAACCTCCTAAAAGGTAAAGGGTTTATTATGGGTGATTGACCCATCAGACGTATATCACATAGGTGTTATTGGTCCCACTGTTCGCATCATCTGGATTAATGCTACCCATTGAATATACCCTGGCGAAAGCCGTTGACGGTTTAGTCGAGTATGAGTATGCACCCACTCCTACGGTTACTACGTTGTCCGCACAATGTATCTGGAAGAAATTGCTTGTACTATTGTGAAGTGTCCCGATCCATTTAACATATCCTCCTGTACCATAAGTCCCTTTCTCCACGGTTATTTCAAATACCGAACCACTCATGTAGCCAACTACTTTGAACTCTTTGTTGACGATGAAGTTATCATTCGCACTGTCAAAGGTGATGAGTTCATCCCATTTTCCAACAAAGGGCAAATATCTAGGGTACATGGGATACGAGAGAGGCGGAAGTCTCTTTTCAGCAATATAAGGAACTTCTCCATCCGATGTGTTTTGGTTGTAATCAAACAGGAACTTAGATCCCACCGTCATGGTAGTTGTTGACCCAAGCGATCCAGATGCCCCAATTGCATGTAGGTCTCCGATTGAAATGATCTTGTCATAATCATCTTTGACAATACTTATATCGAGACAATAAGGATAATTGTATATCACTAATTTAGGCATATTGGTATGCTTTTCAATCAATAATCCTTCCAGATATGCCCTTATTCCAGAATCATCATTTATACTGGCTTTATACTTATAAGTTGTATTAGTACCACTATCTGGTTTGGCTGGCGCTTTGATATTCAAGAGTTTTTTGCGGGTTCCATCAACAGGATCATAGATTATTGCTTCATTAGCGATATCATATACAGTCTGTTTGTCAGAATAGTAATACTTCATAGACCATGATTCGCTGATACTTGTACCAGTAATGGACAGATCGCCGCCAACGTAGTTCACGGTTGTGATGAACTCCGAAGGACACTCGTACTCAACAATGCTTTTAGAAGATATATTATTAATTGCAGAAAACACCCCTCCCGAAGTCACGGGGTTGGAGGAGTTCTCCGTCGGTGTGGTGTCGAAGGTCAGCTTGTCCTGTTTGCCCGCGATGGTGTTCTGCACTGTGTTAATCGCACAAAAGAAGAGGTTTAAAGGTCCAAGAGGGAAGCCTCCTGGACCCATTCAGGTTCTTGGTCGGACTCAGCTGATACTGCCTGTTCCGTTGAAAGCGGTTGCACCCGCAGTCCCGGAAAAGGTGATGGCGTCCTTGTTCGCGATCGCAGTCAGGATCTGAGCGGTCTGAGCGTTCTGACTCTGTCTGAAGATCTCGTCCCTGAGGCGCTGGTTGGTTGCTTCGAGCTCGCGCATCTGGATCTGGCAGAACTGATCCGCGAGGTACGCGTTCTGGGCCGCGAACTGGCTCTGGATGAGATTATCCTGCGACGCCTGAGAGGATGAGATCAGGAACCTCACATCCTGGATGTCGGCCCTGGTCTGACAGCCCTGGTTCTCTATCGCACGGCGGGTCTCACAACAGCAGGAACTGATCTGCTGGCCAAGCTGACATCCGACGTTCTGGATCGCGTTGATCACATTGCCGTTTGTCAGTGCGAGCTGCTTGTCCAGTCCACAGAGTGCGGACTTGATGCTGTTGCAATCGCAGTTCAGGGCGTTGGCAAGCTGGTTGACCGCCATCTCCTGTCTGGTGCCCTGTGTGCTGATGGCATCCATCATCCTGCTGTAGTTAGCCTCGTTCACAACGGTCCTGTCCACGCCTGCCACATCGCCTGCTCCGTTCCTGTTACCGAACCATCCTCCGTTACCGCCGAATCCCAGTATGAGTATCAGGAAGAGCACGATGAGCATTCCGCCGTCTCCCCAGTTTCCGTCCTTACATCTGTCGTTGAGCATAGCAACGATGCCGGGATCGACACCCTGCTTGCTCAGAAGTCCAGCCAGCATTCCGCTGTCAAAACCCTCCGTCATATCTTCTGCCTCCTTTTTCTCCATGTCCATAAGACAATGGATATCTTTCTCGATCTCTGCGAGAGACTCCTTCGTGTCCCTGATATGAGCCGCCATATCGACCGGGCCGTTCAGATCTTCCACAGTATCGCCTCCTGTTCTGTCAAACAGAACATTATCGTGATGAGAATGTAAGAATTTAAGGAAATTCTACAATTTCTTTAAATATGATGATGGGAAAGAGAATGCTTTAAAAACAATACTCCCGTTATATGCCTTATGAAAGGGACAACCAATGCCCAGAGGAACGCGATCGTCGACTCCGCATCCGCAGTCGACTCGCTTACCCTGACCAAGGCTGATGGGACCACCCAGAAGCACACGGTCTCCAACATCATCCCCAAGGATGATGCGCCCACATCGGGCAGCTCCAAATTCGTGACATCCGGTGCGATCTACACCGCTCTCAACGGAAAGGTCTCCGTCGTGTCAGGCAAGGGGCTGAGCACGAACGACTACACAACCGCGGAGAAGAGCAAGGTCAGCAACCTCCCCGACAATGCGAATAATACTTTCGCGACCAAGACCGAGCTCACCAGCGCCGTGTCATCCGTCTATAAGTACAAGGGAACCAAGGCGGCCTATGCCAACCTCCCCTCATCCGGCAACACCACCGGTGACGTATGGAATGTCACCGCTGCCTATGGGAACGTCCCCGCAGGGACCAACTGGGCATGGAACGGCTCCGCATGGGATGCTCTCGGAGGAGAGATCGACCTGTCCGGATACGTCCCCACATCGAGGACCGTCAACGGAAAGGCCCTCACAGGCAACATCACTCTGTCTGCATCCGACGTCGGTGCACTCGCATCCGGAGGTACTGCGGCGAAGGCCACAGCGGACGCCTCGGGCAACAACATCGTGAACACATACGCCACCAAGACCGAGGTCACAAACGGTCTCGCAGGCAAGCAGAACGCCCTGACATTCGACTCCGCACCGACCAGCGGAAGCTCCAACCCTGTGACCAGCGGAGGCGTATATAGTGCGATTAATACCAAGGTCCCCGCCAGTGGAACCTATGACGCTGATACTTCCACAATCACTTTCAAGGCCGCATCCGGAACACAGCTGTTCCAGGTCACGGGCATCGAGGGAGGAGGAGCACAGTTCACGCTCAAGATCACCTACGCAGGAGCGCCTGATGTCTCTGGTATCTCTGTCACCGCAACTCCTGTCACGGGAGCCACTGCGACAGTACAGGGAACCACCAACTCCTCGGGAATCGCATATCTCTCTGTCAAACAGAATGCCACATACAAGGTCACATCCTCTAAAACAGGATATACCTTCACATCCGAGCCCGAAGTCTCCTGTACCGATCTGACGACCGAAGCATCCATCTCAT